TTCTCGCCACAGCCCGATTTGAACACACAGGATGGACTGGTGCGCCGAAGGAACCATATCGGCATTGGTGTTACGCGCCCGACTATGAAGGTCTATTTGTAAAAATATTTGAGTGCCTAAACGAATCCTTTAAAGAAGAAGGATTGAATCTAAAACCAGAACGATTATTACTAAATGTATATAATCATGGGGATAGCTCATGGCTTCATACAGATACAGAAAAGCCAGGTTACTGGACTGCCATATTATTCATGAATGAATATTGGGATGTTAACTGGGGAGGAGACTTCGTTCTTGTTAAGAACAATGAAATATATAAGTCATTCGCACCCACCCCAGGAAAGTTTGTACTATTTCAATCTAATATCCTACACGGCGCTAGACCCGTATCTAGAGAAGCACAGTTTCCTAGGGCGGCACTAGCTATACAATGTTCAAACGATTCCAAGATATAAAGACAATAAAGTTTCCTGTATATGCTCTTCCATCTGTGGATTGGTATATGCAGGATGGTGTGCTGTTTATAGACGATGGCAAAGTACTAGATGATAAGAATATGCCGGGAGCTACTCTTGGCATTAGAAGAATACAGTGTGGAAGAAAAGATCTATGTAGGCTTAAAAAAGCCTATACAGATTTTAATTCTATGATTAAGGGCAAGCACAAAATCTTCATAGATAGTAATGGAAATCCATTCGTATATAAACGAACTATAAACAGTCCTCTTATTCACCATAGAGTAGATAAACTTGAACTAAAGGGAGATTGCTCCGTCATTTGGTTCAAGAATATTAGTCATCCAATGACTATACCTCGACCTCCATATGGTGATGCTAGATATGCTAGAATACTATATTACAAAGGGTTTCCTTGGCTAATATATGACTTCGTACTAGAAAGAGGTAAGGACTCGTATCGACGAGTATGAGAAGATATGCGAAATAGTAAGAAGGGTCCAGGAAGGTTTGCTAAACAGCAGCACTCCATGGATTTCAAAGTAAAGAACATAACTGCACTAAATGATAGACAGTCAAAAGTATTACGTAGCGATAAGAACCTAGTTCTAACTGGTTACGCTGGGACGGGTAAGACCTTCCTGACTTCGTATATTGCATATCATGAAATGTTTGCAGGAAACTATGACAGACTAATCTATATGAGAAGTGCTGTGCCAACTAGAAACACTGGGTTCCTGCCTGGTACTCAAGAAGAAAAACTAGCTATATACGAGGCTCCATATATTGATATTGCCTCTGAGCTATTTGGCCGCGGTGATGCATATGACATTCTCAAGAAAAAAGGATTAGTACACTTTACCTCTACTTCTTATGTTAGAGGCATAAATCTTAGAAATGCTGTAATCATAGTAGACGAGACTCAGAACATGACTTATCATGAACTAGACTCAATTATTACGAGACTTAATGATAACTGCAGAATTATGTTCTGTGGTGATATTAGACAGGCCGATCTTTATAAGAACGGACTCGAAGACTTCTATAGTGTTTTGAAGAAGATGGACGAATTTGATTTCGTTGATTTCAAGAAAGAAGATATTGTACGTAGTGATCTAGTTAGAAACTATATCATTAAGAAAGAGCAAATTCTAAATAAAATGTAAGGCTAGTAAATAGCTAAGGGGATATATCCCGGGGATTGAATTAATGAAGGCTATCATTAGCAACAAGATTTACATGACGGTAGAGCCTTCGATGTATAAGTACCTTGATAAGGAGCTTACATATCATATTCCGTCATATAATGAGCCAGAGAAATTTGTAAGTATTAAGAACTTAAAAGTCATAAACTACAATATAGCTGGTGGAAAAATGCTGGTAGCGTTTCCAGTTGGTCGTATAGATCTTATACCAAAAACTTTTGAAATAGTTGATAAACGAGCTTATAACTACTTGGAAGACTTTCCTAAGTTTAAGTTCGAACTAAGACCAAGCCAGCAAGAGATTCATAATGAAGTAGAAGATAACTGCATCATCAATGCAAAAGTTGGTTACGGTAAAACATTTACGGCTTTAGCTATCGCTGCTAAATTGCAACAGAAGACTCTTGTGGTAACTCACACAGTCGCTCTTCGTAATCAGTGGGAAAAAGAAGTAGTAAATACTCTAGGAATAAAACCTGGAGTAATTGGAAGTGGTAAGTTTAATATGGATAGCCATGTAGTAGTGGCTAATATACAAAGTCTTATTAAGCACGTCGGAAGAATAAGCAGGGAATTTGGAACTGTTATTTTGGACGAAATGCACCACGTATCTAGTCCTACTTTTTCTAAAGTTATAGATGCTATGTTCTGTCGTTATAAGATTGGGCTATCTGGTACTATTGAACGCAAAGATCAGAAGCACGTAGTATTTAAAGATTATTTTGGTTCGAAGTTATTTAAGCCAGATAAAGAAAATACTATGGTTCCTGAGGTTCATGTTATCAACTCTGGGATATATTTCTCTGACAGCTCCGGAGCATCTTGGGCAGAGAAAATTAATGTGTTAAAGGAATCCTATCTATACAAAGACTTAGTGGTTGCATTGGCAGATAAATACGCTAGTGAAGGGCACAAGGTCATCATAGTATCTGATAGGGTTGACTTTTTAAGAGCATGTAATCATAACTCTACTTATCCCTCCGATTTAATTATTGGAGAAGTAAAGGATAGAGACGAGATAATTAGAAAGATATTTGAAGATGAGATTGACCAAATATGGGGAACTCAAAGTCTAGTATCTGAGGGTTTGTCAATTAATCCTTTAAGCTGCTTAATACTTGCTACTCCACTTAATAATATGCCTCTACTAGAACAGTTGATAGGTCGTATTATTCGTGAGTATCCAGATAAACTGAAACCAGTCGTAGTGGACATTAGACTAGAGGGTAATACTGTCAGTAGGCAATATAACAATCGTCTAGGTCACTACATGAAAGAAGGCTATGAGATAAAATTCATAAAATAGTTCTTGACTTTTATCCTTATTTTTGGTAATATGCTATTATACAGTTGGAAGAAAATACTAAGAAAGTCGGGTGGCAGCTCTAAAAGGATATTGACTATCCTGAAGGCTATGATTCAACGGGATCTACCTAGACACGTATATGATCCGGTGTATAAGTATTATTATACTGATTTTTCGGGGAACAGTTTCCTAGTAAATCCGTACGCTCTACTTGAGAATAGATTCAAGTGGAAAGATAAAGAGATAGCTGACTACATTGGTCTAGCTAGCTTTAGAAGTACTGGAGATTACATGGCATCTGGAAAATTAACATTAGACTTAGCCCATAGCCCCTTGGGACAAGACGCAATCAACAACAACAGACTACTTCGTATTGACAGAGGTGAAATCCACTTCCTTTACGAAGATTACACAGGAGAAAAATAATGGCAGGTTTAGGCTTTGGTTCAGTTAAGGGTTCAGCTAAGAAAGAAAAAGCTGAATCATACAAAATGATTGATGGAGACAATTCAGTTCGTCTCTTCGGAAATATCCTAGCACGTTACGTGTACTGGATTAAGGGTACGAATGGTAAGAATCTTCCGTTCGAGTGCCTTGAGTTCAATCGTGAAACTGAAACTTTCGATAAGGCTGAAAAAGATTGGGTTAAAGAATTTTATCCCGATATTAAGTGCGGCTGGTCATACTCAATGATGTGCCTTGATAATGGTGTTCCAAAGATCTTCAACTTCAAGAAGAAGCTCTTCGATCAGATTATGGCTAACATTGAAGACCTTGGTGATCCTACAGACCTCGACAATGGTTGGGTTCTAAAGTTCAGCAAGAAGAAGACTGGTCCTCTACCAATCAACGTGGAGTACACTCTACAGACCATTAAGTGTCAGAAGTCGAAGGGTCCAGCTACTCAAGAAGAGCGTGATGCTATTGAAGCATCAAAGACCATTGAAGAACTTCTACCTCGCGCAACCCCAGCAGCTCAGAAGGAACTTCTAGAGAAGCTACTAAGCGGTGATGCGGACGCTATTGATGAGTCAGTAGAAGAAGAGCTCAACGTTCAGTAATCAAGTAAGCCCAGCTAATCTCGGTTAGCTGGGCTTCTTATTCGGAGAATTATGAGTAAATTACTAATAGCCGATATACACATTAAGCTAGGACAGAAGAATGTACCACGTGAATGGGCGTTAAAACGCTACGATATGTTCTTCGACCAAGTAGCTGAAGTGGAAGATGATGTGGATGAGATTATCATCCCAGGCGACTTGTTCGATAGGATGCCTACTCTAGATGAGTTATCCCTATACTTCAAGTTTATTTCGCAACGTACTAAGCGAACGATTATTAGTACAGGCAATCACGAAGCCACAAAGAAAGGTAGAAGCTTCTTCACGGAACTCAAAGGAGTTACAGAAAGACTTAATCCTAATGTGGAAATAGTGGTTGATTATATTCACGAATCAGAAGAGTACTATGTAGTTCCTTATGAGTTCGTGAAGAATAAAAGCACGTGGGACGACCTAGACCCTAGGTATGTGTTTACCCATGTTCGTGGAGAAATTCCCCCACACGTTAAGCCAGAGATTAATTTGGACTGGCTTGATAAGTTTCCTATAGTATTTGCTGGTGACTTACACTCACACTCTAACACTCAGAGAAACATAGTATATCCTGGTAGTCCTATGACTACTTCCTTTCATAGAAATGAAGTACAGGCTGGATATATTATTATTAATGACGACTGGACTTGGACATGGAAGGCTTTTGATCTTCCACAGCTTATTCGTAAGACAGTCTCAGATCCGTCTGAAATGCTGCCTACAGATTTCCACCATACAATATATGAGTTGGAAGGCAATATTAAGGACCTAAGTAAAATCGAACATAGTGATCTACTAGATAAAAAGCTAGTAAAACGTAGCAGTGATACTGCTCTCGTCTTAGATAAAAAGATGACTATTTCCGAGGAACTAACAGAGTATCTACGGTATATTCAGGAACTACCTGATATTGAAATAGATAACATTATGGAGGTGTTTAATGAGTACGGTGGTACTTCAATCAATCAAATGGGATAAGTGCTTTAGCTTTGGTGAAGATAACTTCATCGACCTTAGCACTGAGCCACTAACACAAATTATCGCCCCTAATGGTTATGGTAAGTCCTCTATCCCACTTATTATGGAGGAAGCCCTCTACAATAAGAACTCTAAAGGAGTAAAGAAAAGTGACATTCCTAATCGTTTACTTGATGGTAGTTATTCTGTTAAACTTCAGTTCTCCGTCGATAATGATATATACTTGGTATCTACTGAACGTAGTTCCGGTATTAAAATCCGTCTCTTCAAAAATGATGAAGATATTAGTAGCCACACTGCCACCAATACCTTCAAACAAATCGAAGAACTAATTGGAATAGACTTTAAGACATTTCAACAGTTGGTATATCAATCGACAAATAGTAGTTTGCAATTTTTGACGGCTACTGACACTAACCGGAAAAAATTTCTAATAGATCTATTTGACCTAAGCGAGTATACGAAGTTGTTTGAGGTTTTTAAAGAAGCCGCTAAACACTTAGGACTGGAAGTCAATACGTTAGAGAGTCGGATTGAAACTATTAACAAGTGGGTTAGCAATAACTCTACGTTAGATTTGGTAAAATACGATTTAGAAGAAATTCCAGAACGGCCTGATTTCGGCACAGAAGTCGGGGATTTGAACTCCAAACTCTCAAATATAAAATCTCACAATACAGCAATTCAAAAGAATAATCTACTGAAGAAGCAGTTGAGTGAAATTGATATTGAGGAGCTACGTAGTGTTGATATTGTAAAAGAATCTTACGACGAATATCAAGGCGAGATTGGTGAATTAAAGTCTGCCAAGACTGCCGCGGATGCAGTCATTAAGAAGCTAAAAGGCCTAGAAGATAAGTGTCCTACTTGTCTACAGGACATTGATAGAAATTTTTATGATGATCTGCTAACAACTAATACTGCTGATTCTGCTACATACGCTGGTCGTATATCAATGCTAGAAACTGCGGTTGAGCAAATTAAAAAGAATAACCGTCTTTTTGATATGACTCAAGCAGAGATCAAAGAATGGGAACAGCTTAATAAAATGGTAGATCACACTATGGGTGATGATCTGCTTAGTGCTTCTGATATTGAAGAAGAACTGAAGATAATTAAGAATACCCTATCTAAAGTTGATGCTGAAATTACTAAGCTGACAGCCGCTAATAATGAGGCTATCAAGCACAACAGTAAGATTGATATTTATCTGGAACAGAACGAGGCGTTTGCGGAACAGCTTAAAGAAGCTAAAGAGCAAGTCTGGGTTCTAAATGATAAGTATAAAAATCTTGAAGTATTAAAGAAAGCCTTCAGCACTAATGGTCTGATTGCCTACAAACTAGAGAACCTCGTTAAGGACTTGGAAGTATTTACAAATGAGTACCTATCAGAACTATCAGACGGACGCTTTACGATTGAGTTCAGCATATCCAGTGATAAGCTTAATGTTGTTGTCACAGATGAAGGCAAAGAGATCAGTATCAGTGCGCCTTCGAGTGGAGAAATGGCTAGGATCAACATTAGTACACTACTTGCCATCCGAAAGCTCATGTCTAGCATCTCAAGGAACACCATCAACGTCCTATTTCTCGACGAGGTCATTAGCGTCCTCGACGATTACGGACGGGAACGTCTCGTTGAGGTATTGTTACAAGAAGAAGGCCTTAATACTTTCCTCGTTAGTCACTCCTGGACACACCCCTTGGTGGATAAATTAACCATCAAGAAGAAAGATAGCATTAGCTGGATTGATCGTGGTTAACCCTCGACAAAAAGGCGCTATAGGAGAAAACAAAGTTAAGGAGTTCCTAGATTCTAGGACTCCTTATACTTTCGAACGCACTCCTGGGTCAGGAAGCGGAAGCATAAAGGGAGACTTATACATTCCGAAATACAGGAATGTATTCTGCATAGAGGTTAAGAACTATGCGGAGTCTCCCTTTAATGATAAAATTTTAACAAACAAAACGAACGACTTTGTACTATGGTGGACTAAGCTACAGAAACAATCTGGAGTAATGAGACCGCTTCTTTTCTTTAGGTACAATCGTTCAAAGATATTCGTCGCTACAGATATAAAGCCAGCTAATGTTGAAAAATATATTGACATTCCGTGGCTAAATTGCTATGTTATGTTATCAGACGAATGGATAGAAAGGGAAACAATTCAATGGCTAATTTTGCCAACAATAGGCGGTCAGAAAATCTGATGATCGTCGACACGATGAACCTCGCTTTCCGATGGAAACACGCGGGACAGAGTCGTTTCTCACACGACTATCTTAGTACAGTATTATCACTTGCCACGTCCTATGACGCTGGCACAATTATTGCTGCTGCTGACTGGGGTGGTTCTTCTTATCGCAAGGGAATCTACCCAGAGTACAAAGCTAATCGTAAAGAACTAGTAGAAAAGCAAACTGCTGAAGAGAAGGAACAGGCCCGCCTATTCTTCGATGAGTATGAACGCACTTTAGAGGTTCTAGATCAGCATAAAGATATTCAAGTGTTTAGATATAAAGGTGTGGAGGCAGATGATATTGCAGCGTATATATGCTCTAGGCTATATGACTATGGCTTTAATCAAGCTTGGCTTATCAGCTCTGATCGTGACTGGGATCTTCTTATTAGTGAGTATGTTTCTCGTTTTTCTTATGTTACTAGAAAAGAGCACACGCTCGATACGTGGGATTATCCAGTAACACCAGACCAATACATTTCATACAAGGTTCTAACTGGAGACGCTGGAGACAATATTCTCGGTGTGCCCGGTATAGGACCAAAACGTGCAGCCGCTCTCATAGAACAATATGGTAGCGCGCTTGACATACACGATCAACTCCCTCTGCCTGGTAAACAAAAGTTTATACAAGCACTAAATGACAGTAAGGATCTAATCCCCCTCAATTATGAACTAATGGATCTTGTTAGCTTCTGTCAAGAAGCTATAGGATACGACAACGTTCAAGATATTGGCCGCAGACTGGCCTTTGGAGAAAAATAAGCATGGTTAGTACCCGCGCACAAATTATTACAAGACGTACATATAATCGCCCACTTAATGAAGAGGGCACAGAATTTGAAACATGGGCACAAACAGTAGCACGAGTTATTGACCATCAAGAATGGCTGTGGACACGAGCCGTAAATGGTCGTGAACTAACTGATATTGAATACGCAGAACTGTACGACCTAGAGCGACTTATGCTAGAGCGTAAGGTATCTATGTCGGGCCGCACACTATGGCTCGGAGGAACTAAGGTTGCTAAGACTCGTGAAGCTAGTCAGTTTAACTGTAGCTTTACAGAAGTAGAAACAGCATACGATGTAGTTGACTGTCTATGGCTACTTCTACAAGGCTGTGGCGTTGGCTTCAAGCCTGTAATCGGTACTCTTAATGGCTTCTCAAAGCCTATTAGAAATATCGAAGTTGTTCGCAGCACCCGCACAGAAAAGGGAGGCAAGGAATACAATGAAGAATTTTGGGACGAAGAATCAAAAATCTGGGTCATCAAAGTTGGTGACAGCGCCGAAGCATGGGCAAAGTCCATTGGAAAGTTACTCGCGGGTAAGTACCCAGCCAACACACTGGTACTGGACTTCTCGGAGCTACGTCCTGCAGGAGAACGACTAAAAGGTTACGGCTGGATTAGTAGTGGTGATACTGCGATCTCCAAGGCATATCTAGCTATTGCTAATATCCTTAATGGCCGCGCTGACTCGCTTCTAACCCGTATGGACATTCTAGATATTGTCAACTGGCTTGGCACTATTCTAAGTTCACGTCGTAGTGCTGAAATCGCACTATTCGAGTATGGACAGCCTGAATGGGAAGAATTCGCTGTAGCTAAGAAAGACTTCTGGCTCTATGACCGTGCACATCGCACTCAGTCAAACAATAGCTTAGTATTCAACGATAAGCCTACTCGCCAAGAACTATCAGATATCTTTGCACTAATGCAAGAAGCTGGCGGTTCTGAGCCTGGCTTTATTAACGCCGTAGAAGCACGTCGTCGTGCTCCTTGGTTCAAGGGTTGCAACCCTTGTGTAGAAATTTTATTAGGAAACAAAAGTTTCTGTAACTTAACGGAGATTGACATTGGAAAATTCAAAGGCGATACAGCCGGACTGCATTATGCAGTTAGACTTGCATCAAGGGCTAACTACAGACAAACATGCGTTAACTTGCGCGACGGTATCCTTCAAGAAGCTTGGCACCTCAACAACTACTTCCTTAGATTGTGTGGTGTGGGACTTACCGGGATCGCTAAGCGCCCCGACATGGATTCCTACGCATACGAATACTTAAGCCGTACCGCTACAGCTAGTGCTGTTTCAATGGCCGAAGAGCTGGGTCTTCCATATCCAAAGAATGTTACTTGCGTTAAGCCAAGTGGCACTTTATCGAAGATTATGGATACGACCGAGGGTGTGCATAAGCCACTAGGTAAGTATATTTTCAACAATGTTACTTTTAGTAAGTATGATCCTATTATTGATAAGCTTCGTGAGGCTAAGTACGTTGTTGTAAATCACCCGACAGATCCAGATGGCGTACTAGTAACCTTCCCTGTTGCTTATGAGGATGTTCCGTTTGATAATTTCAACGGAATGGAAGTTAACTTGGAGTCAGCTCTTGCACAGCTTGAGCGCTATAAGCTGCTTCAGACTAGCTGGACTCAGCAGAACACTTCGGTAACTATCAGCTATGACCCTACGGAAATTGATGATATTATTGACTGGCTTCTAGCTAACTGGGATATTTATGTAGGAGTTAGCTTCCTATATAGGAATGACCCAACTAAAACTGCCAAGGATCTCGGTTATCTATATCTTCCACAAGAAGTAGTAACCAAGGAAACCTACGACAAATATGTATCTACACTACTTCCAGTAAGTCTTGAGAATACTGAGAGTTTTGAAGAGCTTGTTCAGGATGATTGCGCTACTGGCGCTTGTCCAATCAAGTAAAGAAAAAGCCCCGCTAGAGCGATCTAGCGGGGCTATTTTTTTAATAATTAGTAACATCTATGGCAATTAGCCCACCATTATATACAGGTCCGCTGCTAGATAATCTCTCCCCTCTTATGCTCGAGAATTGGGCACTAACTCCCCCAGAGTATGTTCTTATAACAGGGAAAATCTTTACATCTGGTGCAGCCTTAGTAGGTGCTACAGCTGTATTATATACCGAACCATAGAGCAAGAAAGCAAACCTTCTATCTGTTGGTAAAGAATAATTCTGAGTAGTACTTAAAGTTGTTATTGGTATAGTTGAAAAAGACCTCATTAGTTTTGGATAATTACTGCTAAAAGCTACTCCGCCAGTACTATTATATATTTCTATACCGTATCCGGATGTAGATGGCGACAAAGAAGTATATTTTTTAAATAACCAATATTTAACGGTGGTCTGTGTACTTAGCTCGTTACTAGTTATAGTTGTAGAAGTTGTACTTTGAGAGAATACAGCTTTAGGTATTACGAGACCGTCTTCGGTAGCAACACATATGGCATCGAAGGCGATAGGGTGAGATACAGTTACTACAGTACCCCTATTAATACTAGTGGATAGTGGAGATTTGGGCGGAACAATTATTGTGCCTGAGTATAGCATATAATAATTAGCTACTGAGTCGCTTATTTGTATATACCCATTGTCATTTTTAGATTCAAAACCGTAAGCCATATTATCACCTATAATCCATTAAATTTATTGTAGCCAAGAACCCGGATCCTCCGGATACAACTAGTAGTTTATTTATATAATCTATACTAACACTTCCAACAGCGAGTGGGTCTGTTCCTGAGCTTAGTTCTATTACTTGAGCTACGGTATCGGATATTATGCTTGGTACACTTATTGAGGTGGAAGCAGTGACTGAGACTGAATACTTAACCTCTTTTACTGTATAAGTGCTCGTATCCATTACTATATTTCCATTTGAGTCAAGTATCTGCATACCATACGCGTTCGCAGGAGGATCAGTAACTAAAACCGTTGAGGTAGTTAATACTGTTCCTGAAGTAGACCCAGATCTTACTGCTAATGTATAAGTTTCTGTACCTTCCGTTAAAGCATCTGGTGAGGCTGTAATACTAAAGGTCCCTGTGTCAGAATTTACAGTGAAAGACCCACTAACCGCAGAAAAGTCAGCAGTTGTGGCCCCATTTAAAGTCCAATATAAAGTAGTACCATTAGCCACTCCTACTGTTTCTAACACTAGAGGCATCGTACTTCCTTCATACATGCTTATAAAGTTTGGCGTAAGTGAGTAGTCAAACCTCCGAGTAGTTACAGTAAAAGTATCTGATATAATTGCGCCTGTAGTTGTATAGATATATAATTGAGCACCTAGTGAAGTACTGTAGTTAGGGCTACTTGTGGCTCTAACTGTTATAGTATCATTATTTGTTACAGAACCGGGACTAGACGTATATGCTAGCCCGTTTTTACTGTACGTACCATTGTTAATAGTTACTGTGGCTGATAATCCAGTATTTAAACCTGATACAGTTATAGTATTGGAAGTATAAACCGTACTAAAAGCTGCATTGGTTATATCATCAAAGGTGAACTGATTTACTTGATTTCCAGAAGAAAATGTAGTTACTGAGAAAGTATCAGACAGAGTGCCAATAGTAACTACACAATTAACTGTAGTACCAGCACTAGCACTACTTGTCACTCTTGCAGAGACAACTATAGAACCCAAGGCATCTGTAGTTACCGTTTTACTAGTAGCGAAAGTGCCTGATAGAGCTGAGGTACCAGCATCTACTGTTCCACCACTTGCTGTTACGGTTATACTATAATTTGGCTGTAATCCAGTAATAGTTACATTGTCAGTAGTATATACTGTATTAGTTGTGGCCCCGCCAACATCAGTGAAGCTAAATGCATCAGGTGTAGTATCACTAACGAAAGCCAGTGTAGTACTGGTAAAAATATCTGATACTCCACCAATTGTTAGTGTAGTATTAGTAGCCGTACTATTACTTGCTGAACTAGTATGCCTTACTGATACTGTCTGACCGTTGGTTACTGTTCCGGATGTTGAAGTATAGGCGCCACCATTAATACTATATGTACCGCCACTGATAGATATGGCTGATGCCGCATTAATACCAGATACCGTTATAGTATTGGATGTTATAGTATCATTTAATGCGACGTTAGTTTGGTCAGTAAACGTGAAAGCATCTGGGGTAGTATCAGCAACAAAAGCTAGCGTAGTGCTTGTGAAAGTATCTGATACGCCACCAATAGTTAGTGTTGTATTAGTAGCTGTACTATTGCTTGCTGAACTTGTATGTCGTACTGAGACTGTCTGACCGTTTGTAATGGTCCCAGATGTGGCAGTATACGCTCCACCATTTATACTGTACGTGCCTCCACTGATAGATATAGCCGAAGCTGCACTTATGCCGGAGACAGTGATAGTATTAGAAGTAATTGTGCTACTTAAGGCAACGTTAGTTTGATCAGTGAATGTAAATGCATCAGGCGTAGTATCTGCTGGTGATGTACTAGTATCATTTATTGTTATGGCTGAACTAGCTAGAACTGTGCCCGATACTGAACCACTTCTAATATAAACAGTTAAAGACTCAGGATTACTTTCTGTAAGAGAGTCTGCCGATATAGTAAAATTAAATAGTCCAAAAGTTGAACTGACAGCAAAGCTACCGTCGACAGGAGATACCAAGTCGGAACCACTAGAAGTATTCCAATAATATGTACCATCGGGGGCTGTAGTAGATAGAAAGGCGTATACAAGTTCGCCTTCGTTGAAGTTGGTTCTTACACTAGCAAAAGACGAGTCATAAAAGTTTAAAGTATACGTTGCTGCTGCGGCCGTAGTACTAGTGAATGTATCTGATACGCCACCAATAGTTAGTGTTGTATTAACAGCCGTGTTGTTGCTTCCGGAGCTAGTATGCGCTACTGATACGGTCTGGCCATTTGTAACTGTACCGGAGGAGCTTGTGTAAGCCCCTCCGTTTATACTGTAAGTACCTCCAGAGATAGATATAGCCGAAGCAGCATTTATGCCAGATACTGTTATAGTGTTGGATATAATAGTACTATTTAAAGCTACTCCAGTTTGGTCAGTAAAAGTGAACGCATCTGGAGTTGTGTCAGATGCGCCACTACTTATAGTTCCACTTAGTACACTAGAGTACCATATGGCTTGCTCTGTATCACGAGTACGAAACGTAACAGAATAGCTTGTAGCACCCGATATGGGAGTAAGAGTAGTAGTCGATCCGTCTGACCCAGTAGTAAAGTTTAAAGTACAGCCAGTAGGACTTAGGGATAGCCAGGTACCAGTAGTACCAAAGGTAGTACCAACGGTTACTAGTATAGTATCTGTGGGGCTTATATTTTGAACGACATTTGGATCGCCACATTCTACGAATACTGAATAAGTTGTCATGCCGCTAGATTTCCTATCTTCACTCTAAGGTTCGCACCTTCAAAGATTTTTATAACTTGACCATCCATCTCTATTCTAGACAGAGAAGTATTAGTAGATGTTCTTACACTAAAATTACTTGTGCCAGTAAGCGCTATACTTCCTATTTGTGCGGATCCAATCGCGGCGTTAGCAATAAAAGTGCTTGCATTACCTGCCGTAATCTGACCACTAATATTGGTTCCAAAAGTTGCACCATACGTAGCATTGAGATCACCAGTGTATCCGAGACCTCCAATAGTAACCTGACCACTACCCCCTCCACTTAGAGTACCATTGTTATTAATACTAATATTGGAGTTATTGATTGAAGAGGCCGCAGTAGTACTAGAAATTACTATCTCACCACTGGTATTTCTTATCTGGAATCCTACTGTGTTTGCATCTACGTAACCTAATTTAATTAAATCGTAAGTGCCGTTACTTACAGTAAGAGTACCTTTGCCTGCACCTTGTTCGGCACCATTTATTCTAAAGTTTGTACCGCCGACATATAGTCTATTACCAATTACACTATCGGCTTTAAATCTATCAGCGTTTACAGTACCAGTAGTAATTTGACTTCCGTCAATTATGGTTCTGCCGTAATTTGCTACAAAGTCTACGCCACCTCTATATGTGGCAAATACTATGTTGTCAGCACCGTATGCTGTACCTGTAGCGGTACTAGACTGAAGCGTAGTATTTGGAGTCGTGTCGTTTTTTACCCAGTAAATATATAATGTGCCTGAGGACCAAGTAGTATTACCTGCTGCAATATTAACTACTAATATTGCACCGTCATCTTTGGTATATGTTATAGTACCTGCGGTCCAGCTTAAAGTATTAGTGGCTTCATTTGCTTGAAACTGAATACCTGCTATATCTACGCCACGCATACCTATCTGTAGCTTATTAGCTGAAACGGTATTCGTAGCAAGAGACCCACCCTCTATCTTGGTAGCATCACTGCCATTTCTCCAATTAGCGAGAGTTGTTGATCCACTTATAAGAATCTTACCAGGATCAATAGTAGTTGCTCCAGCGTTAATTCTTGTAGTAGGATTAGTAGCACCTGTAGCGGCATCAGTCTGTACGGTTCCTATGCTTACACCAGTTGCCCCTACTGTGATAGTGCCCGGAAGACTTGTGGTAGTGTTAAATCTATCTCCAGTTAAGCTCCCTGCTTGTACTCTATCAGCAGTTATAGATCCTACTACAATATCTGAAGTTCCGACTGCTGCTGGAATAGCGGCTGATCTAACTACTGTGAAAGTTAATCCAGTAATCGAACCAACACCTGTTGTTAATGTAGTACCATTAGCAGCTACTAGAGTGGCTGTAGTGGATCCATTAGTAGCACTTACTACATAGTTAGTACCACTAGTATATCCAGAAATAGTGGCACCTCCTAGAGTACCAGTGATCGTCACAACATTACCTAGACTTAGTGGAGTAGAATTTCCTGTGAATGTAAATACTCCACCAGCTGCTACAGTTACTGAGGATTGATTGGTGGCCGCGCTATTTGTTGATGTGAACGCTGAAATATTGTTTGAAGTATCTACTGACTTTAAGAAGTAATAATAAGTAGTACCATTTGCTACGCCTGATCTAGTAAATCCGCCAGGGGCACCTTTTACAGCGTTAACTGTAGCTATTTTAGTAGCTGAAGCAGAGTTATTAGTTGTTGCTTCCCATATTTCTACAGCTGCTAAATCTGTATCCGTAGCTCCATCAGTATTTGTCCAAGATAAGAATATATTCTTAAAAGTAGCTATAGCAGTTAGTGTCGTAGGTATTCCAGGTGCTACACTATCTGTGCCGGATATAAGGGCAACCGGGGCAGAATATGCACCTTTATTGTCACTCTTATCGGCAGCTCTCACTCTTACAGTATAGCTTGTACCTGCTGTTACTGGCCATTCGTAAGAGTTAGTAGCAGTCTGATAACCAATGTAAGTAGCGTCTCCTGCGGCTGTTAGTTTTATCTCTGGTTCATAGTAGGATAGATCCGCCTCAGTATTAGCCGTCCAAGTTGCTTTAAGTTTAACTTGAATACTTCCACCAGCCAGAGTCTCAGTACTCGTAGTAAGAGTTAATCCAGCTACTTGTCCTGGTGGGGTAGTGTCTACTACTGCTCCAATTAAGCGAGTAAACGTCTGTACAACAGAAGTAGTAAATACTACGCCAGAGCTATTTTTACCACTAATATTATAAGTAATACTAGCTGTAGCTGCTGATATAGCGCTATGGTCATTTATTATAGCATAAGATGCTGAGTCAACAGCCGTAGTCCCGGCAGTTATACCACTAGCCACGACTGATAATATTTTCCAAGTACCTGAGGAAGTGCCTACACCATCATACTCTAGAGTAGTTAACCCCTCTATTACTGATATATTTGTACCTGAATTTGTGTAGATTCCATTATTACCATTACTGTCAGTCATGATATTAACGGTTGGTCTACTTAAACTTACTAGTATAGGAGATACGCCTGAGGTTCCGTCTGCTCCCTTAAATCTAGACCATACGTAGTCGACATAACTATTACTTTCAACAGCCGATGTTTTATTAACAGCTATACCTATATACGCTCTTGTTATACCTCCGGAATCATATGTTCCAGTAGTAAAGTCTGTGGCTCCGTCCGCACTATTAGCATAGGCTATCCACACGAAAGTCTGAGTAGTCTGTGTACCTACTAACTCCCAATATGCGTTAGATATTGTAGGAAGTGTTGGAGGCGGATTACCAGAGGAAGAAGTATTATTTATGTATACCCATATTGAATTCTGGTCATATGCAAGATCACCCTTTTTATAGGTTACTCCTGCAGCATAGTTAGTTGCTTGTGCAAATAACTCTGCAAAAGACGTTGACGTAAGATCAATTAGGGAGGTGCCTAAGACACCTCCCGTAACATTCTCTGGATGATAAATAGAGTTAAAGATCATTGTTGTGTTATCCTATATCTTACCCAGTAGTACTGATTAATACTACTTACTCCCCCAGCCACTGGAGTTATTGAATCTACATATCGATTTTGTCCAGTTGCTACGGGAACTATAGCTATGATACTAGCAGTACTTAGATTGTTGGTTGTTGACCTCCAAATCTCAGTTACCATGTTTTCTATCCCTGTGTTGGAGTCATTTTGCCAAGTGAGAGTAATTTGATTATACTGATTAGTCGTTGCTACAAGCGAGGTAGGTCCAGAAGTACTTGGGTAAATTACTTTACCAGGATTTGTAGTTGCTCCTGTACCTTCTACTCTTTTAATGTTTGATAGAGTATAAAAACTATCATCATATTCTTTAGCTACAATGTCTACTAGTCCATCCGGTTGATAATTCACTGATTCTACTCGGAAGTTCTTTCCTGGAGCTGTCCAGTCATACCTAGGATAAATCACTTGTATAATTGTACCCGCTAGTATCAAGAATCCGGAGGGCCTTATCGTCATACTAATACTTAGACCAAAACGAGACTTGTTTAAGAAACTATCGGCTAGTAATCTAGTATTATAGTAATTGGTTATTCCTGGTACGGATAGATTGCCTTTCTTGAATACATTCCTATCAGTTTTTAAATAATCGGAATTAAAGAAACTAACATTACGAGCTTCGAACTTATTCGCTGGGTCAGCAAATGAGGCTGTTAATGAGTTGAAAGCGGATCTTGTACCCTCGTCGGATAGTTGAATCTTTCCAATTATATCATCAACAGTAATAGTTCTTATATCTAGTTCCCAAGCATTTGATTCATTGTATCTATATCTTCTCTTGTCAGTAGTTAATAATACGCTTCTTCCAATATAATTATTGCTAGATGGTAGCGAAGCAAAGGATTCATAGGAATCTATTTCCTCTACATCCAAAGAATACTTACCTGCGCTATATCTTAGTATACCACTAAAGTGGTCCAATAATGCATTCGTATTATCAAACAATGGTAGAGAAGTATCTAGGGTGATATTACACTGATTTCTAGTAACGTATCTCTGAGCATGTTCATCCCATCCTGACATTCTCCAGTAATTTACGTCATCACAATCATAAATAGAATAACCTGATATAGATTGTCCATCTGCGTTTATTCCCTTAATAGGATTTCCAGAAGTAGTAGGGGATAATGTCGCGCTTCCAGTTCCAGATACTCTTGTAAGAATAAATGAAGTCAGGGTGCTAGTCATGCCTGAAGGTGCTGTGGTAGGGCTCGACGCCCACGTATTATCTTGTGCTGTAGCATATACGCCCGCAGTATTAACTATAAATAGTGAGCCTGCGCTATTATATACTACTTCATTTTGTTTCCATGATTTCCAAGAATTCCACTTATTGGTTAATTTACCTATAACATCAGTAAATTTAATATAAGAGCCTGAAATTGAGCTGACAGTACCCTGCCATAGTATATTGCCAGTAGCAGGATATTTATATACATCACCAACTACTGGAGTACCTGCTGATGTTAATACTGTTACATCGGATCTTGTATCACACTTTCTGGCGGATTCTGTAAAAGAAGGTAGAATTAGATCGTCTGTATAGTCTAATCCTTTGCCGTATGTTTGTGATGTTAGATAATCCAATGTTTGTATTGCTGGATTTATGCTTACTCGTCTATCCGAATATTTAGGGTAGATTCTTACATAATCAGATGCAACTGGAATAAAGTCCCAAATGCCATCAATAGCTGCTACTTTGTTAGTGCCATCATAAGCTGATATAACCCCTGATTGAGTAATTAGCTTTCCAGTACCCGCAATGTATCTGGTTATCTCTATATTATCGCCCACATAAAAAGTATTATCACTACTTGCTGTATTAGGCAATTTTACAGTATTTTTAGATGCTATAAGTAATGTACCTGTTGTACCATTTATTGTCTTTCCGCTTGTACTTGCTAGTGCCGTTGCTTCTGATCCGTATGACGCTGAAGTATAGTAACTAACCAATGATGTACTAGTAGGTGTGGAGCTGCCTTCCATTATAGCATATGGGAATGTATTACTTCCAGTTATATTATCATATACTGAATTATTTAAATAAACTATTTGATAAGTCTTTGTTGCAGATGCAGGATAAGTCATATCGTTATTTGCAGTGTAATTAAAGGTTACATATGTTCCTGCTGTCGAAGGTGTAGAACTTAATCTGGCTACTATAGCTCCACCTAGAGTTACTCTATTTGCGCTATCTGAAAATTCTGAACCTAACTTGTTATAGTTGAAAGTATTCATGGTCCAAGTATTGGTACCACTTTTCATATAGAACTTTTTAATAAGTGGTTTACCGTTTGAATCATACATAAGACTAGGTGGAGTACTAAATCTAAATCTAACATTCTCAGATCCGTCTGGATTATAGAAAGTCCACTTATCAATAATTTGTACGTTTGAATTCAATAAAGTCTCTGTTCCATCATAGTTAGTGCCAGTCTTATAGTATAGTGATACAGTCTGACCCAATACAAAGTTATCTGCAGATTCTCCAGTAACTTTATTATCATGAATATAACTATAATCATAGTTATAGCAGTCTAACAGCTTTCCTCTCACTACTACATTCATTTCTGGAATAGTGGTTTCGCCCTCTTTAATGATGAACTTACCAACTATATAAGCAGTGTCTAGTAGTCTGTGGTTTGGACCCCAGTATTCATAAGTATTGCTACCAGTCCAGTACGATTTTTGTATCTTGAATTTCTCTTCAAATGCTAGGCTTGATAGTTGAGCTGAGGCTTTCTGTCCTGGCTTGCCTGTAAATATATCTAGTGTTATTTCTTGTTGACTTGTTGGAGGAGCTAGTCTTAGCGAGTCTCCGTCTTTTAGTCCATATCCTGTTGGTGCTTGTGTAACTATTGGATTAGTACCTAAATAATTAAAGCCTCTCCATTCTGTAACATAGTTAGCTATACCAGGCTCAGAGATAGATATGGCTTCTCCATCAGGCCCATAAAAAGTATATGGTGTGCCTATTAACTGTTCTCCACCAAGAGCATCACCTCTATCGGCTCTTCCTCTACATACTAATTCTACTGTATTTTCTGCAGACTGACTACCTCTAGCATCAGAGTCTGCTTTGTCGCTGCATAAAAGGCTGTTGCCATTTATGCTGACGTCGTATATTCCGCCAATCTCACCTTCTGATATAGCTGCTACTACATAGACCTCACTACTGTCTGAGGATAGTGTATCAGCGAATACAGGTATTAGGGTTTCAGGCTTTCTAACTCCATAAATTACTGGAATAGCCTTGGCTTGTATTTGGAAATCTAAGTTGGTAAAACGATCTTCTGGAACATTGTACTTCTTTACTTTTACACTGGCTCCAATACCTAGAACGCCTTTCTTCGATTTAATATCTTGTTTCTCTACCTGCACAACATATTTTGTGAGCATGTTAACCGAAGTTTCACCATGAATGAAACCCTTATCGTATGCATAAATAGGTTTTAGTGCAGAGTTAGGTTGTGGCGCTCCATTAGCATCCAGCGCTCTATGTGCCGAGTCAGAAGTTACTCTTCCTTTTACCTGGGCAAAATCTGCCCAGTGGCTAGAAAGATTCCAGCTTACTCTGATAGCGCCTTCTGAGTCTTCGAACCCTACACCACTTATGATGCCCTTGAATAGTAATACAGCTCCATCTTTTTTGGTAGTAGTATTTTGACCCACCATTATGCCATCTTTGAAATACGCTCTGTAGATAAATACTTCTCTGTTAATAAAGGAAGCATAGTCAGCTGCATTCTTATTTAAAAGAATACTAATAATTTCTTCTGAGGCTAGTTTAAGCTGAGTAGATTGAGTAGCTGTAGTTAGATTTTCGTCGATTTTTGAGACTCTTAACACATTGCCGGATCTAAACGAGGTTATGTTAACTGTAATTCCGTTACCAGAAACACCTAAGTTAGAGGCACCTTTAACAGTTACTTTGTCTCCCTCTCTAAAGCCTTCAGCGAGTAAGTCGTCTAAAGAAATTGGTGCTGCATAAGTAATGTCCCATAATGCAAGTCCAGTAATAGGATCAATACCGGCGGAGGCTATAGTAGCAGTGCCAGTAATATCTGCACCTAGACCATTCCCATCTAGTACTACTGTGGTATTAGATGGGGTTGCTCGTGTCTGCTCTTGAATAGCACCAACATTTAAAACCTTATTAGCTAGATATGTTTGTATGCCATTAGCTACGCCATCTAGACTGTTACTAGCATCATCAAAGGATACATTTATGCTGGCATCTGTTAAGTATGTGTATCTTTGTTCAGAAGTAGAGACCTGCCCGAATTCATCCGGTCTTGAAGGTCTTTCGAACTTTATAAGATGTGCATACTGAAACGGCTCGTTATTAACAAGCATAGTTTTCAGAGCTGTCGATACTGGTCTTTCTGTTGCGCTCATGGTAATATTTCTTCCAATGATAGAGAGAATTGATAGAGATTATCAGTATCTAGATCATACTCCATCGTATCTCCTTTTTGAATTACTCTGAATTGTGGATTTATAAAATTAATAACAGCAGTAGCAGCTACAGCTCTTGAGATCGGAGGCTGAGTCCAGACACGTCTCTGAGTATTTAACGCTGGTGCTGTAGTTCCAGCCTGATATGTGCCGTTGTCTTCTACTCTTATTACTTTATAAGCTTTCTTGTGATTTACATCAGAAGAATCAGTAATAGTAAAGAAGTCTCCTGGACTAGGGCTTCCTGATATTGCTGAGAACCCATTTAACATAAGAGTAGGCGAACCTGCAGCAGTTGCTGATGCAACAGTTATAGCACTAAGATTGGCTAGTGTATATGCTGCGAAGGTAGCATTCTTCGGTTTAGCGTGCTGTGGTAAAATAACATAAAAAGGGTTTAATCTTCCTCTGCGACTCTCAAGAAATGAACCTACAGGATCAAACTCATCACGAGTTAGTGGATTGTAAGATATATCGAAGGACCACTTATGATAACTGGGAGAGGCGGTTACGCCCCTCCCACTTATTGTTCTTGACACCTGTGTAGTGTTATCTGATGTAAACTTTACTTTAGTAAAGCCAGGACCAGCTACGCCGTCCGTAACTTTAGTAGACGTTGTGCTAAATTGAGAGCTATTACTAAAAGTAGCTCCTGCGCTATTGATACCAAAGTTTGGATCTGGTAACAAGTCTGAAAAGTTTGTAAAAGTTGCCATTAGAGTTTCCCTACTGAAGGACGAGTATAAACATTAACGTTTACATCTTCCATGAATGTCTTGCCACTAGCATTGGCTGCTTCGCGTAGCATCTTGATTATGTTACCCTTCTGACTTACAAGAACATCTTGGATGCCTTGTGAGTCGATAGCATTGATGGAGAAGTTGGCATTGATTGGCGATCCGCCTCCAACATCATTAGCTGGTGTTACTGAGATTGGAGTTTCTGGAGTAATAACTTCAGGACCCTTCTCACCAACAACGAAGCCTCGGTTTCCATATCCTCTCATTAGCTCACCACCGTAAGCCGAGCCTACTGTGCGATAATTTGAGGCATTTGAGCCTGTGCCCTGTGAGCCACGTAGATAAGCTACTTCTCCGCCTGCGCTAGCATTTGGACCCTTAGCTAAGTCTACTGTATCTGAGCGCTTGCCTATTGATAGTGATGTTGGCATAGATGCTGCTTTTGGAGTATAGCTGCTTTCGTATTGAGTACCAGAAATAATCGCTATCTGAGCAAGACCCATAGCACCTATCATACCTGCTAATATAGCTGCTGCAATAGGACCTACTTGTGCTGATGAAGCAAGAGCCCCAGCCACACCAGCTGCTGTTGACATAACTGCTTGTGCCATCATTAGCTTTTTGTTAGTATTGAACTGCTTTCTAGCTATTCCGTCCTTTTTCTTTTCTAGAGCATCTAATTTGGCCACGCTAGCGGCCGATTTACCATCTCTCTTTTCTTCTGCCGATATTTCTTTGTCTATGTTCTCTATCTTAGCTTTGGAAGTAGCATTTAGTATGCTCATTACTCCACCAATAACAGAAGATATAGCAGAAGCTACAGCGGCTACCTTATCGCCGGCACTAGCACCTGCGTCAGCTAATACGGCGAAAGTATCTTGGAAAGAATTGGAAATATTGACAGCGGACTGACCTATCGCCAGTACTATCTCTCCTTGCGGACCAAGGGCCTGTAATGACTCTTTCATTTGATTAACGAAAGCTCCGAGTCCTTCGGTAACAAATTCCGTTCTAGTCATTAGCCCGTCTTTTACATCAGCAGCCATGTTTCTTACATTATTATACATGGAGATTAAGCCGTCGGGAGACTTTAATCCTTTTTCCATTGCTTTCTGTAAGTTTATACCTAAAGTATCTAAAGCCTTCTGTACAGTATCTACAGCATTAGTTTCGGCTCTATCTATAGACTCGTTAGTAACTTTGCCTAGCCTTGTACTGGCGTCTTTAAATGTAGCTATCTGAGTATCTACAGCGGCAAGTCTTGCAGTTAGACCTTCTACTGAATCCTGCTGTGCGGTAACTACTATATCACCAGGAGCTTTTGTGCCTGCGGCAGCGGTAGTTGCTGCTGGAGCCTCTGCTTTCTTTGTTTTTGCTGCTGCTAGTTTATCCGCTATATCTTTTCTTTCGTCGGCTAATACCTTGGATCTACTTTCTATATCTGCTAGCATAGTATCTCGTTTAGCTTTTAGAAGAGCAAATTCTAGACGAATTATAGCTATTTTACCTTCGGCCTCTGCCTTTGCAATATCAAAAGCATCCTGAGCAGCCTGGACTTGTCTACGATACTGTACAGCTTCGGTATTTTCTATGCCCTTTCTCTTGGCCATGAGATCGAATACTGCGAGATTGTAGTCTTTCTGGGCCTTTATAGCCTCTGTAGCAGCCGATACTATTTGCTGCTCTATATTTAGAACTTCTTTCTTAAAATTTAGTCTATCTTCTTCGTTCTTAAAAGCGGCTAAAGCTATTCTCTGGCCTCTTTCTTCTACATCGACTAATGCGTCTGCGGCATCGTATCTTTCTTTTTCTATATCACGAAGATTAGTATAATACTTTACTTGAGAGGAATTTCCACGTCCAGTCGCTCTCTTTATTTCCTGATCTAGAATCTGCTGTCTAATGTCCCACTCTTCTGACAGAGAGTCTCTCTTTTGCCGAGCAATTCTACCAATGTTGTCCAATTCTCTGGCGGTACTGTCATTAGCCATAGTTAGTAGACTTAAGGACTCTGCTTCTGACTTGGTTATGCTATCTTTTACCGCTCTAGTTTCTCTTTGTATTGCTAAAGACTCTCTTTCGTTTTCTAAGTCTTTAATTTTACTTGCTACTGACCTCTCCAGGGCCGAATTGCCTTGCATTAGTGCGGCGGTTATTTGCTTTTGTAGTGCTACGCTCTGTGCGTCTCCTACTCTTAGTTCATCCTTCTTATCTGATATAGCGTCCGTTAATCTTTGCTGCTCTTTATTATAGTTTAATTTGGCCTGCTCCAAGCTAACTATTTTACCTTCTGCAGCTGCGACAGCTACAGCTTTTTTAGGGTCATTACTGTCAGTCTTAACTTGAGTACGTAATATAGAAAGTTGATCCTCTATATTTTGTTTCTCTTTTTCTGCTGTTATGTCCTTTAAGCTTTTAAGAAGTTCTAGAGTATCCTCTAGCTCTTTTAGTCTATTTCTCTGTTTTTGTAGATCAATATCCAAAAAGCTTTTTTGTATTTTTAGCTGCTCTACTTGTAGCGCGATGATTGCATTCTCAGCTTTCATCTGTCTAGCAACATCGTCTCCGGTTACGATACCCTGCTTTTGTATAACGTTTAACTGCGCCTGAGCTATTGCTAAGTTACCTTGAGCTAATATACTTTGTTCTTGAGCGTTTGCTAATAACTTATTATAATCCTGTACCTGCTTTGAGATTAGAGGAGTTATAGCCGTCATTATCTTTGAGCGTTTGTCCTCAACTGGCCCTATTTGATTAGCTAAAGCACTGTACTCTTTCGTTCCCTCATTATACTTAGCTTGTTCTGCCTTTAGATTTTGTAGTTTAAGATCTACGTCATCAAATACAGATAAATTAGCTTGTACATCTAATGAGAAAATGTTTCTTGCATCGCCCTTAAATCCTGTGAGAGTTTCAGATAATCTCTTATTAAGATCAGTAGTTGATGTGCCTATAGATCCTGAATCTTCAATTGCCGCATTTACTTCTCTGAAAGAAGTCTTGAACGACTTGAATTTATCTATGATCGTATCATAAGCGGTTGTAGGAGTTATGCTCTTAATAAAGTCGGTATAGCCAGTATTAATACCAGATATAGATTTAGATAGAGAGTCAAATCCTGATTCTATTCTTTTTAATGCAGTACTTGTTATACCAGCTTGTTGTGCTATGGCAGCTAGTTTTTTATCTGTATCGAGCTTATTGAACTTCTCTGCACCCCCTTGAGCAGCATAAAATGCTTTAGCTACTCCAGGTAGTTGTTTCTCTAAATTATCTAGATACTGTGCGCCTGCTTCTGCATCATTCGACAGGTATAATCCACTAGCCTCGTTTTGGAAAGCTTGAGCTGCTTGTGTGCTTGAGGATACGCCGAGTCTGTTCGCGTTATTTAGAAGTTTTTGCTTATTCTGTAAATTTCTAACTTCCTCAGCATCACCTTTATTAGTGGCTTCTATCAGCTTCTTTTGTAACTCTAATCTTTCATTTACCTTCTCTTTTGCTGAGGAGTCTTCCTTTTCTGATTTTCGTCTAGCCTCATAAACAGCTACGTATGCGTCGGCTAGTTCATAGATTGTAGCTGATTGGTTTTTAACTGCAGCTACGGCTCTATCAGCCGCGCTAGCTGTGCTTGCTTCTATTTTCTTTAATCCATCTATTTTTTTAGAAGTAGAATCTAGTACAGTATTGAATTCTTCGAAGGCTTTAATTGTATCTTCTGTTTGTCCGGTTAGTTTGTTAAATAACGGTCTTCCTATAAATTCCCAGAGTATACTTACAACGGCAATAACTTGACCTATTACTGGAAGGAAGTTTAAGAATCCAATTGCGGCTACTTTACCGGCCGCAGCTATACCCTTACCAGTAGCTGTGGCTGTATTAAGTAAGCCTTTTAATGATTTTTCTGAAGTCTTAGCTGCATTATAATTGACTGTAAACGAGTTACTTAGTGCTCTTACTGTTTCACCTAATTTTTGCTTACTATTAGCTAAGCCCACTCCCTCCGAGGCTGCGAAGCCCTGTGCTTTAGCTTCTTCAAGTAATACTTTCGACTGAGTTTTCTGTATTGACTCTAAACTTTTTCTTCTAGCTATTTCAGCTTCTTGTACTTTCTCTTTATTTTTAGCATTTCTATCCATCGAAGCTTTTTCTCTGGCTTCGGACTCTTCTCTGGCAGCCTTATACTGCTCCGTAGTAGCCTGACCCTGCTTAGCGGCAAGTATATAGTCATTAATAGCTTTTCTTTTACCGCCAGCTAGTGTTTTCTGTCCTTCTAATTCTGTTACGGCGGCTTTCTTATTATTTTCCGCTGCCTTTAAAGCTGTCTTAGATGCGTCCTGCAATCCAGGAATAATTTGTCCACGTATACTACTTACGAATAGAGTAGAGAATCCAAGTAGTATCATCTGACTAGAGGATAAGAAAGATACTAATGGTTTTAGTAGAACATTTATTATGCCTAATCCTGATTTTATTAAGTTATCAAATGTTGATGCTAACTGGTTATATGGATTTGGGTCTACTTCTTCTGCTAATCCACCGAATTTTAAAGTACCCTGCTCAACCCAAGCATTTAGTAGTGCTTGTTGTTTTTGCATTTGAGTCATACTGCCAGCAGTTATATTATTCTGTCTAGCATACTTTTCGGAAGCTTCTGTTATCTTGGTGGTTAATCCAAGTTCGTCGACTAGTTCTGGCTCCATCTTAGTGACGGCTAGTATCATACGATTTAACGAATCCGGAACATCTCTACCGAGGGCTAATGAGGCTTCATAAGCTACTTTTGTAAGTTTTTCTAAATCGGCTGAGCTTATACCTGAGGTGGAACCTTGTGCTGTAGCTCTCATAGCTTCGGTCGTACTGATTGAGTCTTTTGTTATATCTTTTAGTCTTGAACTAAGTACACTAAGTGTCTTACCAGTTCTTGCTCCTTGAGCTTCTAATCCTTGTAATAAAGATTCTGCTTGTGCTGCATTATTTAATGCACTAAAAGCGGCCGACACGGCGAAGGCGTTCGCTGCAAGTGCTGCGTATGCGCCAACTAAACCATTATTCCCATCTCCGATAGTCTGGCTTAATTTAGCGAAACTTTTAGTAGAATTAGCAGTACCAATTATACCTTTATTCTGCTTAGAATAGTGATCGTCCGCCTGCTTTCCAGCAGCAACTTGTGCGTTGCCTAAGCCAGTTACAGCTTTACCAGCTTTATTGATTTGCTTTTCAGCTAATGCTAAGGATCCGTCTTCACGGACCTTGAATGTCATTGTAAATGTTGCGTCGTTAGCCATTTCCCTTCTTTTTGACGGAATCCCGTGCTTTTTTCATTTGCTCTGCCGATCTCTGTATTAAATGAGCATCAAGGCGAACTAGAGCTTCTAGAAAAATATCTTTCTCTGTTACCCCGACTACATCCATGTGTAGTGGTAATGATGTATAATCTTTACCCATATAACCTATATCGGGGTAAACTCTATCGCCGAGCCTGTTAAAGACTTCGATTGCTTGCTGCAATGGTATCGGGAAATCTCCGTATTCAGGAGGACATTTATCTTCGGAAGGATCCTGACCCATCTGGTCACAGAGGGTCAGGTATTTATCCTTCGTCATCCCGATATCAAGGTTCTTGTGCCACTTTTCCAGCCTTTCCCACATCTGCTCCCTTTGTTCCTGAACGAAAGTTCTCAAGATCGAACACCGTATCATTTACCCAGGTATCAAACTCTGATGAGTTAGTAACTAGTAGCTTGGCGTTGTCTTGTGAGTAAGGAAGGAGATCTTCTGGATTAACTGAAGATAAGTTAACTAGAATGAAGTCTTCGAGATACTTATACTTAAATCCTTTCCAGTTCTTGATTGTAGCCTTAGTGAACTCTGAAATGAATTTTTCTTCATTTAGTTCTTCTACTGGCTTACGTGTAGCCTTATCATATTTAGTAATTAGGCAGCGCTTACGTAGCGCTGTTAATTCTGGGCGAGAGAGGTTTACTACCTCTACTTCGAAGCCTTCGTAGCCTGGATATTCTACCCACGCTGACTTTGTATCGACCATTAGTTCACTTAAATTCATTTATGCTCCTTTGTAAAGAGGTTTTACAATTGTTGAGTTGGAATTGAGTCTAAAATCGTAGACTCTGTTAATAAGCTCCTCAAAATTCAATCTTCTTGTAAATACTGTAGAAGGTAAGTTGAATTGTAATATTGGAGTTGTTGTTGAATATGACTGCTCGTATATTTCTATATTAACGGCTGCAGTCGTACTTGAATCTGATATTGAATCTACGTTATCAGACGTAATAAATTGAGTTACTGAACCAGAGAAAGTTCTTTTCTCTAATACATATGAAGTAAGATATTTAATAGTATTCTCTGCTAGAGACTCCTGTAAGGTGTTCCCATCGTACCATTTTATATCATTTTTTAAATCCATGTTAATGGACGCTATACTATCTAATACTGTACCACCTATTGTGACTCTCATAGTATCAATAGTAGCGTACTTATTGCCTACTCCATATGTTGGAGTAAATACTGTGCCTGGTATTGCTGTTGGTACATTTCCATGCTTAGAAATCTTAGACGCAGTACCAGAAACTGACATAGTTATAACAGATCTCATTTCTAAATTAAAAGTAATGGATTCTATAACGCACTTAGCAATCTTATATATAACATTGTCCGATTCTATATACATATCGAAATTAGTTATAGTGCCAGTACTATATTCTCTAGCTAATGTTAACACTATTGGTGTTGTAGTAATATTTAATACAGGAGTAGTAAAACTAAAATTGGCCACATTAGCACTATTAACTACAGCGTATTCATGTAGAGATGTTTGGCTGTGCAGTGTTTTTCTAGGGGCGCTTTGCTCGTCAAATGTCTGAGAAGCACTAATGTCGGAATATATTTCTATAGAGTGCTTATTGGTAGCAGTACCAGTAGCATCTAACTCTACAATATACAGTTTTGCGTTTTTCTTAAGGTTGTACATATCTTACACGAAGGGGGAGCAAAATTTCTTCTGCTCCCCCGAGTTTCTATAATTATAGAATGGTTGGTCCTTAATGTCAAGAACTATTTTTTATTAGGCTACGTAACGAATTTTTGTTAGTTCATCTGTGCCACTAATAGTTGTTGGCAGGGCGGTGAAGTTTACTTCGAATGCGATTACATCGTCAATATTAATGCTAGGAATTTCTAAGTGACACTGGCCCATTTCGAACATAATACCTGGAGAGGCCGGATACCCAGCAGTATTGCCCTTTCCACCTACAAAGAATTCTAGATCGAACTTGTTAGTAACAGTTGTGGTAGCACCTAGAAGATCCTGATAAAGATCTATACTTCCGTTTGTTGCCTCGTCCAGGTAGCAAGTGAATGATCCTGAAACAGAGCGAGTACCTGTTACGTGCTCAAGTGGCTGATTAACAACACCAATTACTTCTGGTGTTAGGAAACTCATGTTATTACTAATCGTGATGCTTCCTCCAGTTAGAGTAACTGCGTAAGTCTTAGCGTTAGGTGTTACACCAACAGCGTTTAGAGCAGTTAGACGGTTACGAATCATGTTACTTGTTGAAGTAACACCATTAGTGATTAGGGTATAACCAGCAGCTGAGAAGTCTACAGAAGCTACTTCTGAGATTGTTCTACCCATTCCTGACCAAGAAACTGTTGCGATACCGTCAATTTCAAAGTTAACAGTAGCTTCATTAACACAAGCATTGGCAATTCTATAAATTGTTGTGGCTTCACTTGCAGGGAATACGCCGTTTGTTGCCCCATCCTGGATGGCTTTATTGGCACCTAGAACAAAATAAAGGTCAAAAGTACCTAGTCTTGTTTTATTTGACCCGGTTGTAAAGAAGTCCAGTTCTGTTGCTGTTGTAGCGAAGGCAGTAGAAGCTACCTTACCAGAAGTTGCGGTTACTGCTGTTGTACCTGCTGGTGCAGCATAGCTTACTGTGGTATTTGTTACGGCTGTAACTACGAAGGTATTTGTACCAGTAACTGCAGGGCTACTGTTAGTATAGGTTACTCCAGATACTGAGATTGGATCTCCGACCTTGAAGTATGTTCCTCCTGCTGATGCAGCTGTTGTAAATGTAAGTGTAACTACGCCTGAAGCCAGTGCAGCGCCTGTACCAAAAGGAAGACCTGCGGTTTGACCTGCTGTTGCTGTGTAGTTAGTTTCTGCAAACATAGAGTGCCATAGAATTTCTTCTGGTGCACGAACTACGGTAGCTAGAGTTGGGCGAGCATATGTATCGAAGCTCCACTCAGCTGGTGCTAGTGAGTCATTGAATGAGCGCTGACCACGACGGCTTCTGCCAGTAGCATCTGCCATTTCATTTAGCGTAATCTGACTTGAATTTGTTGATTGACTGAATGAGTAACCACTTAGAACTGGGATTTCCCATACGTTGAATGTTGAGGTACCTACAGCCTGAACTGCGTATACCTTTGTATCTCTATTGAAGAAGAGGTTTGAATCACCTACTGCCATTTTAATCTCCTAAAGTACTTCACTAGTACTTTACCTGTAGGGTCATCTCTCCGACTCCAAGTGGTGCGAGAGCTCCCTGATCTGTATCTATGTCTGTTATAATAATATCTCTTGTGTGACCACTGTTACCGGAAGAGTCGACGTATGCCAACCTGCCATTTCTGTCTATGATTAATTCGACATCTTCCAGTAACTTTTCAAGAGCCATCGTTGAATCTTCTTCGTTAACGTAAGCACGAAGGATGACGTCTAGGTATCTATCCTTAGCTCCTCCGCCTTGGTGGACGATAGATTCTGCTCCGGCGACTAAACATATACAAGGAAATTCTTGGATCTCGTCCCAGAATCTCATTTTAGGATATGCCTGTTCGCCTAAATCTGTTGAATAACCATTAGCATAGCTAACGGTTTTTAGCTTGTCCGTAAGAGCTTCTACAATTGAGCTTCTACGAGTTCTATTTGTAACCATTTAGGCTCTCCTTGTGTAGAATCGACCTATTGCCATTGCCTGTACGATTTCTCGTACGGATTTGTCAACCAAAGTTCTTGGATCTCTTGCTGGAGTGTTCCATGGCGGCGCTCCTTTTGTCCTATCAAATACATCGTATGGATCTCTTTGATAATCAAATACAACGCTTGGGTATCCATCTTTTGTAGTCTCTACATTAACTATTCGGGTACTGTTTGCAAAACGACCAGTTCTATATACCAGTCCTGGTGCTCCCATGTTATTGGCCACTTGTTCTGGTAGTCTTTTATTAATGATAGCTATTAATGATGCCCAATTAGTTTTTGGTCTAGCCGTTGCCTCCTCTTTAGGGGCAGATAACTTATTACCTTTAAGTGACTCTTTTTCGGCACTAGTGCTTGATCGTCCTGTTATTTTTGATTGGGCCTGGCTTTTAGATGAAGTAGCTTTGCTTATTTTTGAGGTCTTGGCTCCACTATTTTTAGCTGCGGTACCTAGTCTAGAAACTGCTATTTCTACGGCACTGCTGGAACTTTTTGTAGTAAATAGATTTGTACTTTTTAATAAGTACCTTTCCACTTCTTTACTTAATGCATTAAGAGTAGCTTTTTCCCTGCTAGAATCTCTTTGGTTTCTAAAGGCTGATTCTTCGTTGAGCTTCAAAGTAGTAGTAAATTGCTTTATTAAATTACCTGCCTCTTTTTTCGCATAGCTAGCTACTTGTATCTTTAATTCTGCTCTATCTTCTTTACTGGCTTTTATTCCAGATAATGCTGTCGAAGCTCCCTTTATAGAAGATAGCTTCTTAAGTATTTCAGCCTTTCTTCTAATACTTACTGATCCACTCTTGTCATGACCTAACTGAAATAGACCACTACTTCTTACCTCGTTTCCGTATTCGTTTATGTATTTATTACCATATAAGGCTTTATCCACAGATTCGGAGTCATCAGCAAAAAATACGTCTAAATGAATCTTATCTCTTAGTCCTGGTAATTTACGTGCTCTAACTTGGTTAATAGATCTAAATACATCTATATTTCCTGACCCAGATTTTTTCTTACCACCAGTAGCTATAACTACAAAAGACTCGGCCGTACTACCTTTGGAGAATCTTAAAGAAGCCTCTCCCTTAAACTTACGCATTGAATCGTATAAATCTTTTACATAATCTTTTAATAGTGCATGTAGGACTTGTTTGCGTCTGGCTATTTCACCAGCAGTAGGATTTCCTACAGTCATTATTAGATTATCTAACTGGTATAGAGCCTCTTCGTTTAGACTATTAAGATCTACACTAAATTCATGTTTATAAGAGTTTAAGGTCTCTCTTAAAGTACTATTAGCCTCTATCTGTTTGGTTATATTACCTACTATAATAGATAGATTGCGACTAGACATTACGGTACATATCTAATATTCTAATAATATGTACTGGCCACTCCGTAGCTAGGCTCGATCCTTTGCTAGTGCTATTATCAATAGAGGTATTACCAAGTGTACGCTTTTCTTTATACTCTTCTTTGACATACATATGTATTAAGTCTAAGCAGGCCATTCTTAGATCGAGAGGTACAGTAGCGTAGCCAGCTGTATAAGTTACTTTTACAGCGCCATAGCCTTCAGGCCAGTATGCTGATTTTCCGTGTATGTATATGCAGTCTACATCAGGGTCCACGTAGTATTCTACAGGATCCATAGTCACATATGCTTTATCGTAGTCTTCTCTAGTCTGTACGCTCACTACTGCTTTTATTGGCCATTCATTTAATTGTAAGGAAGCCTGGCCCTGTTGTACATTAAATGTTTCAACACGTGGAGTAGTGTAGTAGTCTATAATAGAGTGTCCCACGAAAGTTCTTACAAGAACATTTACAGAGTTGATAATGTACTGTAGTTCAGTATCTGCGTCTGTTTTAGTAATCTTCTTATAAGTTTTGTAATCTTCTAAAGTTACTAATGGTGCTCCCATGGTGTCTCCTAATAAGAAAGGGGGCTGCTGGTAGCAGCAACCCCCTCCCAGTTAATGTAGAATTAAGCGTACTTAAGACCGATAACTGACTTAGCGTTTGGAATGATTTCCTTGAAGCCAAGACGCTGAGTTGTTGCAAGAACCTTGTGCTGATTTTCAACTAGGTACTGGCTCTCAACTGTTACGCCACGCTGACGTGGAACAACGAAGTTACGTGTGTTAACTGCTAGCGCGTGGTACTTACCAGTTGCTGCTGCTGGGAATTCGTCGCAAACCATTACGGATGAACCGAAGATCTGACCTACTTCACCAGTTAGCTTTGTAGCCTGCTGGTTAACTAGGTTGAAGTCCTGGAATTCAGCATCTTCTAGTAGTTCGAAGTAGCACTGCTGTGAAACGATGTATGCAACGTCATTTGGACGTAGACCATACTTGCCCATGTTCTTACGTAGGCCTAGTAGAGCAGCTGCGGTTAGCGGTGTTGCTGTACCAGCGGCTGTTACTGTGCGGCTCTGTGTAGAAGCGTACTTTAGAAGACCTGATGCAGCTGTTGCTGAAACTGAAGGATATGCACCATCAGCGTGTCCACCAAGAAGGATTAGGTTTTCAACACCACGTGCGTGCTGACGGATCATGCCTTCGCGTAGTAGTGGAAGAATTGGGATAATTCCATCTTCTTCTGTTTCGTTACCTAGGTAGCTCTTAGCAATCATCTTGATTGTGCGTAGTTCGATTTCAGTTAGTGCTATACCATCTTCTGAACCTACTGCAACGCCACGTGAATCAAGAGTACCAGCTGGTGCTGTACCTGGAAGCGCAGCATTACCTGTGATAGTTGCATAGTTGGTGTCTGGCATGATCGGTAGAACCATGCTTGCAGTTGTCATCGCGATTTCACGGAACATAGGAGCTAGGATTAGTTCTAGCTGGATATCACGTTCGATATTGATTGAAACTTCGCGCTCGAAGTTATCGCTTGATACAGCAACGGATGACATTGTGTTGACCTTCTGAAGAAGATTCTTTGCAAACTCTGTGTTATATCCCTTTCCAGTGATACGACCTAGTAGGAATGCATCGTCCATTTCCTGGGCGAATTGCTTCTGCCATTCGTTGCTGTTGCCGCCACGGTCAGCGAATACACGCTTGCTGTTAGCAATGTTCTGTAGTTCAGCTGACTTTTCAGCTAGTTCTGTACGTAGACCTTCGAGCTTTGTATTTAGGTCTGTGTTGTCATCCTTGAAGCGCTTTTCTAGTTCTGCGAATAGCTTTTCTTCTGAAGATGCGATAACTTGTGCTACGATCTTTTCGTTAGCAGCCTTTTCGTCAGCAGCCTTCTGTGCAGCAGCTGCATCAGCGGCAGCCTTTGCTGCCATTGCGTCTGCAATGCCTTTCTGAATCTGTGCGTTAATTGTTTCGTCGTCCATTTTAATTTTCCTCGACGCCATTTCAGCGCCCTCTGATGAGCCTCCGGTTTCAGCGAGAGGCTGACCACCTAGAGCATTTTCGAATTGTTTTCTAAAAGTAAGATAGTCGCTTTGACTATCGAATGATTTAGCTACAGAGAATGTAGCGTCTTGATTACAAGGTATAGAAACTACTGATACCTCAAGTAATTCTGCATCTTTAACGATTAAGCCATCAACTGACTTATCGTATTCCGCATCTTTAATTAAAAAGCCTACAGAGAATGTCGAAAGAACTCCTTCTTTGACTAAGTTGTGAATATCTCCAGCACTCTTGCTGATGATTCCCTTGATCTTTAGTCCTGTATTATCTGTAAGTATTTCTACAACCTTGCCTATTGGTTTATCATAATTATGATTGAATAGTAAGATTGGATTGGTTTGAAAGTTTTTTAGGCCTCCCTTAGTCCATGCAGTAGATAAGATTCTATCAGCTGAACGGTCAATAGCGTTTGTGCTAGCATAACCTGCTATAATAAGCTCACCGTCACTATCTTCGTGCATGTCCTTGATGGAGGAATCAAGCTTAAATATTTTATTCACACTATTCTCCTCTGGAGCAGGCACATTTTCGATACCTTTTCTCTTAACTTTAGTAAGCGTAGAAAAACGATGACCTACAAGAGTATCAGTTTCTACTTCATCCTTATATATCCGAATGAGTGCCGCGGGGTCTTCTTTAGTTGCATCTATGGAGAAGCTGCTATCAGGAATACCTAAAGTGCCTTCTCTCATAATGTGCTCTATACGGCCCATTGCCTTTCCGCCAGAAGAGTTCCACTCTACAAAATCACCAAGTTTTAAATCTTTTGGACCTGCTGTTTCATGTACGTCTTCTAGACCGTCCTCGTCTTCATCTTCAGAGTATTCTTTAGTATAGTCTAGGGATTTACCTTCTAGCCTATCTAGCGTCTCACTCTTGGCTCTAGCCCATGTCTGGCCGGGGTCTCCACCCCAAAGTGCCCAAGCAACTCTACCGTTAGAAGGAAAACCAGGCTCTCCAGGACTAAATCCTTCGCCTTGTTTATCTACTTCGTGTCTGCTGAAAAAGCTATGCATCCTACGTACAGTACTTGGTGATAGTTCTTGCTTATTTACAAGTTGCCTTGCACGAGCTAGACCTACCGGAGTACCTCCGTCGAATCCATCCTTTCTCCAGTCGAGAGCTTTTTGTGCCTCTTTTGCCATGCCATCGGTAGGAGTTAAATCAATATCTTCTCCACCTACTCTCGCCATTATTAAGCTCCTTTAGTCTTTTCGACTGCTGGCTTAACTGCTGGTGCCGGTGCTTCTACTGGAGCCTCTACTGGAGCTTCTGTAGACTGGGCTGGAGCTGAAGGAGTAGTTGGTACTGATGTGGAACCATCATACTGCTTAATATCTCCAACCATATTTAATAAACGTGACCATGATCCGATTCCTCTTTTTACGAGTTGGAATCTAATTGGAACATCATTAGCGTTTTTATATTCTTCTGCAGTTAGTACTCTACCTTTAGAGGCAAAATATGCACCAATCTGCTCTACGATATTTGTTCGTCTAGTCATTAGTTGTTTCCTGTGTTATCATCTTGAGGTGGTGCGCCCCCTTGTGAAGGATCTACTGCACTTCCTGCTATATTTTGAGGTATACGTATACCATCATTTCCAGGCAGTACATCCCTACCCAATCCGATTCTAGCTTCATTGGCAGTAATAATACCGCCATTGACTAGTGTTGAGTAGAAGGCTGCTTCGTCTCTTAACTCTGGCTGTAGAGCGGGTATTCCGGATACGTTCTCTATAATCTCAAATCCAAAGAACATTTGTAACGCAGAGTTCACCTTCTTAATAATAGGAATGATGGTCTCTAAGTAGTATAGTCTATGGTTTGGTCTAAGATTAGCGTTATTACCGCTATCAACTAGGACAGGTGGTACGCCTAAAGCCTTTAAAATTACTTTTTCGTTGGTGTCTATTGACCCAGCGAAATCTAAATCTTTAAAACTGACAGTAGTTAGTGGATCTACCACCATACCGCCGTCTAGAATTAATGGACTTCTTCCGCCAGACTGAGGTCTGTAAGAAGTCTTCCAATCTTCTTTCATTCTTTCTTTAATACGGTGACTTAGTACGTCCGGACTTCTAATCACTAGGCCCGGTACTGCTCCGTTTGTAAAGAAGTTATCTTGAAAATCTCTCATTGACTTCATAAGCTTCATTGTTCGTAAAGCTGGTTTCAGTCGAGATGCGCCTCTATAAAGTGAGATAGCGCTATTATCTTTGATATGAATAATTTCATTAACATTGAAATCTATAGTCCCTTGGAACGTATATTTTTCAACATATGTCTTTTCGTCTGAGTAGATAGTTACCTTATTCGCTGGTAGCTGATATAAGTGCTGACCGTCCCAATATAGGAAGATGTTACCATCAATAATCAGGTCCATAATCATATTTCGTCTAAACGAGTGAATGTCTTGGAAAGGGTTAGGCTGAACATTTAGTAATGTTTCTACCGTTTTCTTCTTTACTCCGCTTACTTTAGGAAATCCAATCTTGTCAGATCCTACTTTGAAATTTATCTCAGCGGCATCGTCAATAATCATATTAACTGCGCGATTAACAATTTCTAAGTTTTCATAATAATAAATGTAAGTGCGTTCTGGCTCAGTGCTAGGACTTTGTGACTCCATATAGGAGATCCAGCGCTGACCAGGATTTAGTTTTTCAACTAGCCAACTTCCTAGTTTCATATTTCTCCTTTTGGATCATTACCCAATTTTTCTGCTTATCAGCAGTAAAAAGTGCTGGATCCTTACCATAGACACTATGAAGCCTCAGGTGATGTTCGTGGCACAGCGTTACAGTTTGGTTGTAGACCTTATCTTCTTCTTCAAGTATAAATTCGTCTCTGATTTTCAAGATGTCATCTACTACTTTAACTGTATAACCCTTCGACTTACACCATTTATTAAACAATGGAGTCATTGTATAATAATGATGAAAATCGAGAGATTCTGTTGCCCCACAAATCTCACATTGAGAGCCTTTTTCATATCTAGACTTTGCTCTATCCCTCACATATTTGATAGGGTCTCGAAGCAGAGTTGTTCCGGACATTTTTGTCTCCTTTTCTTCTTTTGTAATTATATTATTTTGAGGGGATAAAGTCAAGGTGCAAATTACAATAGGTACGAAAATAACTCATTAAGTAAAGAAACCTGCATTTATATTCTGCGTCAGTTCCTGAATCATTTGCGTATTGCCTACTTTTTTAGCAACTCCATCTACATCTGTAAGATACTGTTCAGCATAATTACCGTTTCTAACAAAGTATAGTGCATTAGGCACTAACGTTGTTGGTAATACTGTTACTTTAAAAAATCTTATATCTGCCATTTTACCACCCTACTGTTTCCCAATTATAGATTTCAACACTAAATATAGCTTGAGGGATTATAGTGCTTGGCCCGCTGGAAGGATAGACCTGGTCTGGATTCTCTAGCACTCTTTTACCTGAGTGCAGCCAATCTACTTGTGCTGGAAATACGTAAGTAGCCCAGTTTATTTTTGCTGCAGGCTCTAGCCTTTCCAGTAGTTCTATCATACTACGCTTTCCTTGACTGTGACTTTCTTAGGTATACCCTTAAAAGTTAGCCCAGTCACAATGTACTCAAAGTTAACATAATATATTCCTGGGGCTAAAGAATCTGTATTGGATAGAGTAAATAGATAACCTTGAGTCACTTCTGGACTAGTATAATCTGCAACAGTAAACGTTTTGAGTACTGCGGCTGATTCTAATGGTACTTCGCCTCTTTGAGACGCTTTTAGTACTGCGGTTACTCCTGAAATAAGTGACTTAGTGCCAGTTACTACAGCGGGAATAACCAGGCTCTCACCTTGATATATAACGTACATTAAAAACCTCCTGCGCTAGTTTTATAGCTATAAAGCGCGTACCTAATAGCGTCGGCCATGTGGGACGCGTCATTATGTAGTGGCTTTTCTTTTTGTAAACTTTGATTTGGATCCCACTGATACTGATCAATTGAATACAGAGTATTCTTTAAATTGGGATCCACAATAATTCTATCATTATCCGCTAGGGAGGCTACATAGCCTATACCATCTAAAACGGATTTTTTCGCATTTGTAGTGGGAATATCGTATTCCTGCGCGAAGTCATAACGCTGCTGCTGGTTAGCAGAATCAATATAAATATAATCTATATTCCACTTATCCATCAGAGCTTTAATATTTTTAGCGTGTCCAGAGGTAACTTCCTCGTTATCTAGGTATTCATCTAGTATATAGAACTTTTCATCTTCCCAATTGAACGCTATGACACACATTGCTGTTGGGTCACGGAAGCCAAGGTCGAGTCCTGCGAATACGTCGCATTTCTTAAGATTTAAATCCTTAGTATCACGAACACACTCTTCTTTGATCTGCCAGCATTTACCTTCGAAGGTAGAGAAGTCAGCTTCATATTCCTGTCTGAACTCTGCGTCTGACATTGATCTGCGTGCCTCTTGAACATCTTGTTCCGACATTCTAGGATTATCCTTATAAGTGGCCTTAACAGAGAACCACTCTGGGAATTCATTAGTAAATCCTCTATCAAATAGCTTTGAAAACCAGTTATTCTTACCACGAGGTGTAGAAATAAATAGTGCCTTTGAGTTTGGCTTATCTAGTGTAGGTCTTAGTGATACGTTGAACGCATCTAGTCCATCTGTAAGCGCGGCTTCGTCAAAGATAATTAGATCATAAGAACGACCTACGCAGCTATCAACCTGATTAATAGAACCGATTCTAATTGTGGATCCGTTAGATAGCTCAATAACTCTATCTTTTGCGTTATCCTTAGCTACCTCTAGATTGAACCTCTTAATAAGCGATCTTTGTAAATCAAAAGAAATACTCGATAGATTATAGTTTGGCGCCATGATTAGTACATTGGAGCCAGGTACTAATGAAACTACCTGGCCCACAACGTTTGCTATGTAGGTCTTGCCTTGACGACGTGATAGAGCAGCACACCCAAAACGATACTTAGGGTTATTTATACCATTTATAAGAGCTATCTGAGAGGGTAAAGGATCTATCTCTAACTCTTTTAGATAGTTTCCAATGGGTACGCGCATAAACGCATTTGGATATTGAACTATAACGTCTTGTGGTATGTCTGCTCTACTTACTATCATATTATTCCTAAACTACTTTGAGGTTGCTCTATATATTCCATCCCAATTAGTGGGAGGATTACTCTTGTATTCTTTAATTCTTTCCAGCATCATATCGTAATACTGGGTCATTTCATCTTTCCAGCATTTCTTTAGATCATTTGCGTACTTTTCCGCAACTTGCCAATTACCCAGACGATATAGCTCTAAGAACTTGACATGCTGTTTCTCAGCTAATGGGTCATGGAACGGTAACACGGTAAATATTGTGGCGGGCTCGGTCTTACCTTTTACTGCGAGTAGATCGAGCTCAACGACTTGGTATGTTTCTCGCACATACTTAGCCGTTTTTGGTCCAATGACGATTTTGACACCGTAAGGCTTGGATTGACCTTCGAGGCGAGCAGCAAGATTAACGCCATCGCCAAGACAGGTATAATCAAAACGCTGATCAGAGCCCATATTGCCAACAACCACGGTATCAGTATTAATACCGAGGCCCATACCAAAAGCTGGTATACCTTCTTTCGTAATTTCTGCATTAAATTCCTCCAGGGAGCTCATCATCTGGAAGGCAGTCTTCACAGCATCCAGTGCGTGGTCTTGATTATTAACAGGTGCATTCCAGAATGCCATCTGAGCATCTCCGATGTACTTATCTAGTGTGCCCTTGTTCTCAAGAATTGCTTTAGTCATAGCAGTCATGTAGCGGTTCATGATCTGCGTGAGCCCCTGCACATTCTTACCATAGTGTTCAGAAATTGTAGTGAATCCGCGAACGTCTGTGAACATGATTGATAGTTCTTGTTCAGTGCCACCAAGTTGTAGTAGTTCTGGCTGACGTTGTAGCTGAGCAACTAAGTCTGGGCTTAGATAAGTACCAAACTGCTTCTTAATCTGTTGTTTCTGTAAATACTCACTGATAAACTTAACGGTATAGATGTGTAAGTAAATTACCAATGCTGCAAGAATGTTGAAGGAAATATCAAACAATATCATACTATGGGTAAACAGATAGATTGGAGCGTAAACATACCCAACTAGCAATATACCAATCCAGACTATTGAATACCTTACTCTTGACAGTATTATAATCGACAACGAAAGTACCACGAATGCCACAAGATCAACAAGACCTACCCAATTCGGAATTGATACTGAATCTCCCTTTATTAGAGTTTCAAGCAGACTGGCTTGTAGCTGATGGGGGTGCTGCGCGCCTGAAGGAGTTGCTACAGGATTATTCAATCCAGCTGCAGTCACTCCTAGAATCACGATTTTACCTTTCAAATCAGGTAAAGGATCAGCACCAATTTCTACTGACTGGAATCGGTAATTAGGATTAATGAATGTTCTTCCATATTCATCTGTTTTAATTGTTTCAAAAGAAGGAATTCGTAATGCTTCAACACCCGTCTGATTTACCTTTGCCTGATACGAAGGATCTCCGGCAGCAACACGCAGCATCTCTAGAGCAAATGCGGGGTAGTATTCCCCGGATGATTGCGCTAGAAGAGGAACTCGCCTTACGACCCCGTCAGTCTCAGGTAGAGTTGATGTTACTCCCACACCGGCAGCGGCTTCTTGAAGAAGTGGGATATTACTTAGAACGCATGGATATTGAGGAAGAAATTCAGTTGCTTCTCCATCGCCGACTATTGCTACTCCAGTACGGCGGGTTGTTAAAGCACTCTTTGAACCAGAGCAATCCGTGGTTACGGTTTGACTTAGGACTGTTGGAGTGCCTGTGAGACTTTCTGAAAAAGCTTTGTCTCCGCCGAAGCGATCGGCTTCAGGATAAAGTATTGTGCTGCCAACGATACCAGCGCCAGCGCTATAAATATCTGAATTAATTTTAGCATAAACACTCCTCGGGAAAGGCCATTGTCCATACTTTTCAATTGCCTTTTCACCAATATTTGCGACTACAATCTGTTCTGATTGTACTGGACTATCTAGCATAAGATAGTCGTAGTACTTTAATTTCATGCTGTCGACTAAGAACGGATTCATCAACTTTACTGATAACAATAGCAGTACTGTAGCTACTGCTAGCCACGGTGATAATAGAATTTTACTCGCCTTGTTTAACATTGATGATGGTTCCTCCAGCCGGGTCATTTATTTCAATTAGGAATGACTTTCCATTACTATCTATAAAGAGATTTTTATTCTCATCTTTCTTGAATCTTACGTCAATGGTAGTTCCTAATGATCTTACGAGACGAATAGAATCACCAGATAAAATAGTGGCAATCTGAGTTACAGTATCTAAACCGAATGTAGTGCCACATAACTTAGTCTCTTCTCTAGTGATACAGTTATCAATCCCTAAACTATTGTCAAGAAAGTCTTCTTTGAGAAAGTCAGCATCTATTGTATTAATATCTAGATCTGAACTTGCAAGCGTGTCTTCTGCAAGATCATCTTTTGCTAAGAAGTCTATATCTAGTTCACTTAGGTCAAGAATGTTCTCTCTTCTGTCACTACCATCTTGATCATACTGCATTTCTTGTGCAGGAGACACGATTAGCATATTGTCAATCATATCTAGCGTTAGGTTAAGAATAACAGGTTGTGATGGTCTGCTGTCCATCGTAGATACCATAGTAGCTTGGAACGCTTTAGTAAGAATAACTGATCCGGCAGCATTAGACACTGTAATTTCCCCTACCGAACCATCAGGTTCCGGAAGTAGAATGACCAAGCTTTTACCGAAGTCATCTACTGTTGTAGCGAAATCCGTACCGCGTACCGCGATGGTAGCGGTTGGAGTTCTAAGACTAATATTACTCTTGCTTATTCTGCCGCTCTGTCCTGTTGCGAATCTTGCTGTACCACTTGCGAACTTAAGAGCCATTCTTGAAGTAGAGGGTTTGCCACTATATACAAAATCGTCAATCACAAGCTTAGAATGCTCAGTGACCTTAACAATAGAGTTATCTATAAATGTAATTTCAACTCTACCATTACCAGTTTGCACCTTATCTAATTTGGCAATAGGTAGCTGAGGTCGTGTAGCAACCTTAGTGGTTTTCTTCACGACCTCACTTATACCTCGGTTTTGTGTAACTTTACCTATATTAGCATGGGCCACCGGCGTTACACTGATTAATAGTAATAGTGCTGCCGTTGCTTGTGCTATTGATCTTAAGTGTGTCAACATTAGTTGTACTCTGTTGGTTTATTGCTACTGTATTAGTGTTGCCTGTAAGAAGCATTTCAATGTTCTTCCCAGCAGTGCCGTTCTGTACGGTAGTAATAGTATTACCATCGCCTGCTATTGTCTTGGTGTTCACAACATCATCTGCGTTTATAGTAGATGTAAGTGTATTGGTGTCGCCAGTGACTGTGATAGTCTGAGTTGCATTCGTAGCAGAAGCCGCTGTACCTTGGTTAAATGTGAGATTATTTGAATCCCCAGTAACTTCAAGGGTCTTGGTTGAACCAGCTACACTAGCGGCATCACCTTGATCATATATTAATTCGTTACTATCTCCTGTAACAGTAACATTCATATCAACATTATCCGCCTGAACAATAGAGCCTTGTATAGAGTTGTTATTGCCTTCTTGAGTTGTTGTTATTGTTTGACTATTTCCCTGAAGAACTACACGATTTTGTTCTGTTCCAATAGTATTGCCCTGCCCCTTTTGAGTAACAGTAATTACACTACTATCACCGACCTGGTCAATAAAGATTGAGTTAGTAGTTGATTGTGCCATCACTGCTGTACTAGCTAGTGATGACATTGCTACAAGTATTAATGAATTCCTTCCCATTACTCCCTTCCAACATAGTTAAAGTATCCTTTCTCTATTCCTTGTTTTATTAATTGTAAAACTGCTTCTTCAATGGCCATCTTTACGGCCATAGTATTTGCTTCATTTTCAGTCATGCCTACTTCGGCCTCGACTAACTTTGTGCCTACATCTACAAACTTAAATAGTGACAAGTCCCTTCCGACGGACAATACCGTTTTAGAAACCTGTACATTAAGAATTACTTCTCCCGTGTTAGTGTTAACGGCACGTAACGCTACTACCACTTGATCCTTTCTATACATGGTTGTGCCACCAATGCCTAAGTACCTAGCACCAGCACCTCCGGTTTGTATATTGGTGTCATATCCTATGATGCCTCCCTGAATGATAAGGCCTGCGAATAACATTGGTTCGAGTTTATTTACACCCTCACCTAAATACTCTTCTCGAGTTTGGCGAACAATTTGACGCTCCTTTGCAAGATCATCAACTCTATTACGCTCCACTACCCTAAACCACGTTCCCCCACCAGCATCTTTTAATGCTGCAATAAGGAGTGAAGTTCCTCCTTGAGTTACTGCGGTTGAAAGATCTGCTCCGGCTGCCGAAGCTTTACGCTGACCAGTTAGGTCTGGAAAATCATATACTGCAACAACAGCTTGTCTTTCTGGGGGAGGTAGACTTCGCAAGTCTTTAGACTGCGTATTTACTACGGCTGCCTTTTCCCTGATGTCAAGAATTCCGGTCCCGGTGGACACACAGCCGCCTAATAACAGGGGCGCTAGCAAGACTACGTACTTCATTACCATTTGAATCCGCTCGTTGGAATTATAATTTCTGTTTGATTACCTTGAGCATCAACGATAACCAATTTTATCTCAGTGTCAGTCTTTTCATACTTAATAACATTACCTTCGAGGGTAAATTCTCCGGATTCTCCACCCATTTCACCAAACAGGTTATTAGTTAACTGTTGAGCTAACTGAGAATATATACGAGATTGTAAGTTGTTTAGAAAGCGATTGAGAATAGAATTCTTTTCTTCAAGAGCCTGTGCCTTTAGGTCAGCTTCTATCTTATCTTGGATAGCTTTCTTACGTAGAGTTTCTTGGTTTTCAATGGTCAACCATTGCGCTCCGGCATTGTTACCCGAGAAAGATGGATTCTTGAATTGAAATACTATATCACTTGCATGTGCAGGAGTGCTTACTAAGAGTAGTGACAGTATGATTATTCTTTTCGGCATTTGTTCTCCCTTAGTTACTATCTTGTTTTTTAGTGATTTTGTTGATCTCTTTCTCTGCCTCTAGTCTTTCGTGTTCGATTGATTTACCGCGCAAATAGAGTACAGTATCTACTTTTTGCTTTAAACGAATTAAATCGTTGTCAAGCATACGAATACGATCAATTAATCCAATTAATGTAGAGTTTGCTTGGCTCAACACTGGATCGACTTCCTCAGTTGCCCACTGCCAAACATAAAATACAAAGTATCCCATACCGGCGGCGGCAATGACTGGGAAACCATACTCACTGATTAGTGCACCAATATCTCCCATTAATCTTTCCTAGCGTCATCTTTGCCGTCTGCTCTAGAAATACGGTCAATGTCAGGTCTAAGACCTAGTGCATTGGATACAACTGTATCAATACGTATAACGTCGTGATTCATAGTTTTAACACGATTGTCTAGTCCCGTAATGATGCCCTTCATGCCACTGATACTGCTAGTGACACCAGCAAGGATGAACTTAAGTGTTAAAAACACGAAATACCCAGCAGCTAATGCCGCGGCAATAGGAAATCCTACGTCGGCTATAAGTTTAAAGAACTCTTCCAACTTTTAGCTCCACGACTAATTTTATAGTCCCTTGGGTATGTAACCCACTTGTTAACATACCATAGAGAATATGTTAACCTATTTATTAAATTTCATTTAATTTAAACCTTAGATTAGAGTTGAGCAGCAAATTTACGGGTAAGAGATTTTCTTTCCTCTAGGCCAATTGTACCACCATTAATTTTTTTAGTCAAAGCCAGGATAACCGCATCACTAACTCCTAGATCACATACTGACCATAGTTTGTTGCGTTCGAAGAAGAATAGCGCTGACTCAAAGGCTAGTTCTCCTGCTACTAGATCTGGATTATCCATAATCTCTGGGCGACCGCAGAATTTTGCAAATGCGGTATAATTATCTTTTCCGGTTAACTGAAGAGCGCCGCGTCCACGATACTTGTATCCGTCTCCAGAAGACTCAGGACCATTACCCATTCTATTGGCATATACTTTATTAGCAATCTTTTCTGGATTACGAGCATAGCCTGCTGTAGAAGCAATAGTTGGGAAGTACTTGCGGAAAGTACTATTTAATCCTTTATCTGAATAGTTTAGGTTTTCTGAGAAAGCCTTGAAATGTCCACTTTCGTGACAGGTCTGAGCAAAGAAGTGAGCCGCTCTAGCAGGAGTCATTTTGAAATGGGCCATCGCCGCTTTCATAGTTCCTGGGCCAAAAGCTCCGTCTGCTGTTACACCACATTTTTCTTGTAGTGCTGCAATAGGATTCTTTGATTTAACGGCTGTGGCTACTGCAGCTACTGCTACTGTTGCCGCTACAGGCGCTGCTGACATGACCTTATCTTTTAGTTCCAAAGGAACGGTGGAAGGGTCGAAGTCCGCGACTGGCGTATAAACGGTGCCGCCTTTTGCTGATTTAGTAGCAATTAGGCGCTGTCCTCTATTATTACCATTGCGCTTTAAAGAGGCATGAACCCATCCTGAGTTAGCTCCTTCTTTAGCGCTATAAAATTCTAAGATGACCTGGTCGAATACTAAATGATCCGCTACCCAGTCTGCTAGCTCTTTATTGGAGATACCAGGTACCTCGAAGTCAATAGCCTCACCATTACAGTGCTGCGAAGTCTTTGAACCCTTAACCTTAGCATTTACGGCTGGAGACCTGTAACAAGAATTTACTTTTACTGGCTTTCCGTAGTGTGAACGAACCTTCTCAAGAATATTTTCACATACGTGTCTCATATTCTCAATATGTTCTTGAGTTGGCATATTGGAAAGTCCTAGCTTCTTAGCCGTAGGAGATGCAGTTAGCTCTTCTAGGGTAAAATGTTCCGTAATTTTGGTCATTACTTCACCTTTTTAGCTAGTTTAGTTACCTGAGTCGCTGTCTTCTTTAGCTCGGTCTTAGCAATGGTTAAATCAGCTACATCTACTTTACCATCCTTATTAAGGTCTAGTGCGAGTTGTGCGTCTTTAACATCTAGCTTGCCGTCTTTATTGAAGTCTAGCATTTCTTTAGCTTGTGCTTCGAATGAGCCGTTTAATTTATTTCCTAGTGCGATGCCTACTAAAATACCGGCTAGAAACGCTAGGACTGCTGCTATAATAATTGTTGTCATTTATATCTCCTTAGAACGGACCGTGGTCTTCGTCATCATCGTCTTGTGTTATTTCTACGGCATCAGGGAGTGCAGGCATCTTAAAATCTGCGTAATTAGTTGTTCCCATCTGTTGCTGCTTGATATTTGGATCGAAAGTTTCAGTCTTCATACCCATCATAGTAGCAAAGGAGCCTACAAACGCACCTATAACCATACTAAATGCTGGACCTATAATTTTAAAGATCTCGTTGTTGTCTATCATCGCGTTAGGTAGAAATAATCCTACTAGTAGAACCAGGACAACGCCAAGCATTACGGAAGCTAAAGTCACCGCCATCAGCCATAGAACACGAAGCTGTACGACCACTTTTGTGTCTTCTATACTCTGCGACACAGGCTTACTCCGGAAGAACAACAGTTTCTTCCTCTACGGGTGCTTCTACTACTGCCGGTACTTCTTCTACCACTGCAGGTGCTTCTTGGGTTAAAGGCACTTTATAGACTAGCTTGTCGCCTTCATATCCCATTTTTTGATTACGCTTAATATATTCAATAACCATTGTTTAGGTATCCTGTAACACTCTTTGCTAATACGGAAGTTCTACGAAGAGTAACGTCATCAGCTGTCGTGTTGCTTTCTGAAAACCCAACGACCATTATGCCGATAGGATAGTTCAGTAAATTTACTAGTGGACATACCACTGCTTTGTTTAACTTGTGCGCTTTGAAATATCTACGAGTAGAAGTATCTACTGGTGAATACAGCACTATACACTCCGGTTTGTCTATACGTTGCCAAACCTGACGTAAGCTTCTATTCATAGCTGAGATGGGTTCATCTATATCGGGCTCGTGCCCATCATCATCCGAGGGATCTACATAATAAGTTGTTGAGACATTAGTAAAAGGTATCCCTGTTAAATCATGTCGCCCATTATGAAATTGCTTAATAATAACATTATCAGCTTTCGTATATACCCTAAGGTCTTCTATGCTTTTATTTATAATGTCTGTACTATGCAATTGAGCTTTGAATCTTGCTGCTTGTTGGTCGGGTGTAACTACTAAGCTCTGTATCGTGTTATAGCTCTTCACGCCTACATAAGAGGCAAAGACTATAAATACAGCCACCATAGTAGCTACTGGCTTCGCGGACAGGGAATCTATAAGTGCTTTGACAGCCTTACTTAGATCCTTTATCATTTGTTAATAGTTTTTCCATCAACTGTCCATAGTTTCCTTGGCCAAAGTTAGCAATATTAACTGTGGGGCCACCATTTCCATTCTCCTGCTTCAGCTCGTCCATTCTTATCTTATGAGCAAACTGTAACAGCTCTAGTAAGTCCTTCGAGGTATACATACCGGACTCTTCTGCTTCTTCAAGTTTAGCGTCAATCATCCGGTCGAGAACCTGTCCCAACTTATGTCTATTTCTAAAGCCCCTATCAAGATAGACGCCCGTTATATAGTCTTTAACATCCTTGCGCTCTAATAGCTGAATAACTTGATATTCAGGAACTTGAAGCTGGTTAGCCGTTTCCTGTGCGGAACCATATTCAAGATAGGCGTTTGCAATGTCAAGACATTCTGGAGTAAGTGCGATTTGTGTCATAATGTGCATTATAACAGCAAGGGGATTGTGGGTCAAGCTATTTTTAGGCTAGGTGCCGGTATAGGCGATTCAACTCGCAAAATATTTATCTTGACTTTCGTTCGTGGATGATGTATATTAACAAAATGGAAATAGAAACATTAAAGAGCATTTCAGAGGCATTGCTGCCGCTGGACGATATTAACGAGCAGTGGGAGCAATCCTGGAAAGCAATAGAGGAGTTTTTAGATGAACTACATATTAGCAGGTAATCGTCCAGGCTGGAGTCTAGAAGGTCTGAGAAGAGAAGATAGAGGTGAATACAGCTTCTTTTATAGGGGCGACAAGTGTGTACGAGTAATCGCGACCTGGCTACTCGCCTAATGTTTGGTTTCCGCGACGCGATTTTTTAAAATGGAGAAAAGTTTATGTTAGAATGTTTAATTTTGGGCGACTCGATTGCAGTCGGTACAAAAATGTTCGCCCCTCAGGAGTGCGTCTCCTATGCTAAGGGCGGATTTAACTCTTGGCAGTGGAATCGGCGTTGGGGTACGAGTCCTGTCGAGGCTAAAACGGTGGTGATTAGTTTGGGAGCGAATGATCACGCGGGTGTGAAGACGGAAGCGGAGCTGCTGAAGCTTCGTAAGCGAATTCGGGCGTCTAGAGTGGTGTGGATTATGCCTCCTTGTAACGCGAGATTCTGTAAGTTGGGCGTAAATACGGTGGTTCGTAGCGTGGCGGTGAGCTACGGGGACAGAACGATCTCGACGAGTTACTTGCAACCGGATAAAATCCACCCTAGCTGGCGTGGATATAAAGAATTGGTGAGGTTGGCTGGTATTTAGCACCTTAGTCGGTGTTTTTACCCAAAGTGGTACGTGCGGAGTAGTCTGAGCGTGTTAGGAATCAACTAGTCTAACAACCCCCATACCATACCCGCCCCCTCCTGTCAAGCATTATTTTTATTTTATTTTTTTTATTTTTTATATTGACAAGGCAAGCGGTCATTGGTATAAGGGTGCATCAAGACAGAAGGACTAAGACTATGGTTGAATATGTTGTTTCTCTTATCGTTTACTTTGCATCTATCGCTGGCGTGTTTGTGTGCTTGTGGGGCATGGTTCAGATGCGGGATGACCGCAAGATGGTTTGGTTTTTTACTCTGACCTCATTTGTTTTTATGTTTACAATGTGGCTTGGCGTTACTATGTTTCAGAATATGGCATAAGGAAAATGGACATGGAATTTGAATCTTGGCTTGCCGCCGTTGACAAGGCTTTCAATCGCATTACTGGCATGAGCCGCGATTGTTGGCCTGACCAAGATTATTGGTCAATGTATGATGCAGGCGACACGCCAACGGAAGCGGCCATTGCCGCAATCGAAAATGAATATGGCGAGGAAGGCTTAGAAGCCTTCGGCCTTCAACTAGCATAGAAGGGAAAGAATAATGGTTACGCCAATACAAGCGGCCCCAATGGGCAAGACCTATCGCGTATCATCCGAAAGCGCATGGCCCTTGCGAGGACTGGACGGCAAGACCTTTGCCGAACGGCGCAAAGAAAAAGACAATGGCCCTAGCAAAAGCTAGGGCCTATTGGCGCCAAAAATTTTGCACGCTACCTTAAATGTAGCACGTGCGACTAGGGCCTGTCAATAGCATTTATTTTTTATTTTTGCGATTTTTTCTGTTGACACTATGGCAAGGCATTGGTAAAAGAGTGCATCAAGACGGAAGGAAAAACAAATGGCTTATGTAATTTTTGACCTCGACGGCACTGTGATTGATTCGACGCATCGCCAAGCGACTAAGGCTGATGGCTCGCTTGACCTTGACCATTGGATTGAGCGCAACAAGCCAGAAATGATTATGCGCGATTCGCTTTTGCCATTGTCTCGCGTTATGCGTATCATCAAAGCAAACGGCCATAAGGTTATCGTTTGCACTGCCCGCTCTTATCAAATTGCTGATGAGGAATTTTTGGCAATGCATGGCCTTGACTATGACGTTTATTTGTCACGCGCTGCTAAAGGCGATATGCGTGACGATGCCAGCCTTAAGGTTCAATTGCTTAATGATTACTTCACTGGCCTAGGCTTTCGGTCGGTTGAAGCTGCCAAGCCAATGATGTTTGACGATAACCTAAAGGTTATTGATGCAATGATTGCAATTGGCGTAACTTGCTATGATGCAAAATATGCTAACCACCGCCTTGCAAAGCGCGCTTAAGGAATAGGCGGGAGCAATCCCGCCTATTTTTTTTTTTATTTTTCCTATTGACAAGGCCAGGCCCACTATGGTATAATGGGCTGATGCCCAAAATTCGCGCCAAAAGCGCCGAAAATTTTGCCCGCTACTACCATTATAGCACGCGCGGCTGGGTGCTGTCAATAGGGAAAATGAAAAAATGCGATGAACGGTTCGTCGCATTTTTTGGCGTTTGGTGTTTTTTTCTCTTGCAAGCTTTGCCGATTGCGTCTAATAATGGTTCATCAAGAGGGGATGGGCCTCTCCTGATAACGAAAGAAAATTTTATGACTAAGGTTGTTGAAAAGAATTACTCTGAAGCCCAAGAATCGGCTTTGCTTGCGGCTGGCGTTATTGATAACGCAAAGGCTTTGGAATTTGCCGAAAAATTCGGCAAGGATGTTCGCTCGATTCGCGCTAAGGCGGTTCGCATGGGCATTTATAAGGCACAGCCCAAGGTTTCCAAGACTGGCGGTAAAATCGAATCCAAGGAAGCGATTGCTGCCGATATTTCGGAAATCATTGGCAAGAGCCTTGAAGGTCTGGAAAAGGCCCCTAAGCTGGTTCTGCAAATTTTGCGGGAAAAGCTTTCGGCTTAACCGATAAAATCTAAAGCCTAACGGCGGGGAGAAATCCCCGCCATTTTTTTTTTGTTTTTTGCAATTTTTCCTATTGACAAGGCCCGACCAATATGGTATAATGGGGTGATGCGCTGAAGGCGCCAAAGCACCGATAGGTGCGCCGAAATTATACCAGATTTCCGCGTGCCTGTCAAGCAAAAAAATTCGATTGAACAAACTTTTTTAATCGGTTTTTTCCATCAATAAATCGCTTGCAATAGGGGCAGGGATTGGCTATAAAGAGGCATGGAAACGAAAGGAAACGAAATGAAAAAAATGTTCAATAAAATCAAGGAGATGCCAAAATCCGAATTGTGCGGCTGGCTTGGCATGATACTTGTGCAATCGGCAACATTGCCTACCACAATTTCGGTTCTGCTAGGCTATAGCGACAAATTGCCGCCTATTTCTATGGTTCTGCTAGTCTGGGCTGGCTTGGCGCTTTACTTTGTCCGCGCTTTCAAGAATAAAGATGTTCTTTATATGGTATCTAACGGATTCGGTTTTTTCGTTAATACTATTCTACTCGCCCTAATCGTTTATCCTCAATACTAAGGAAAGGAAAGAAAATGCCTGTTACTTTCAACTCTGATACTGTCGCGTTTCTTATTCATGAGATTGACGACATTTTATCCCATGCCGATATTACTGCGGGCATGTGCGATGATTTGTCTAACTTTCTCAATGGGTTGGTCGATATAAATAAAGCTGGATCAATCGTTATTGTTCCCGATGATGATAATATCGGGGACGATTGGGACGATGATTTGGACGGCTACCCGCCCGATGATGACGGCCCGAATTATGACGGCGGCGAGCTTGTAGGCTGGACTGTTGCCGATACCTAAAGACTGGGTGTGTTACTTCGGTAACACACCCTAGCGCCGAAAATTTTTGAACGCTACTCTAAGTATACCACGCAAGCGTATGGGCTGTCAACCCACAAAATGAAAAAATATGAAAAAAGTTATCCACAGCTTTCGCATTTTTTTATGTCGATTTTGTTTGACGGCATGGGCTGGATTTGGTAAAAGAGTGCATCAAGACGGAAACAAGGAAAAAACGAAATGGCTGCTAAAAAATTCTTCGTCATCATTGACACGGAAACCACGCAATCGGGCATGGTTGCCGATATTGGCATTATTGTGTCTGACCGCAAGGGCAATATTCATCATGAGGCTGGAATCCTTATTGGCGATTTTTTCTCTGACCGCGAGGCTCACCCGTTGTTTCATATCTATGGCGACAAAAACGACGTTTTTTCTGCCGAATCGCTGCCTAAGCGTTACGCGAATTATGAACAAATGTTGCAAGATGGTCGTCGCGTTTTGGCAAGCGTTGGCGCTGTCAATCGTTTCTTGTCTAAAGTAAAGGCAAAGTATAACCCGACAATGACCGCCTATAACTTGGCTTTTGACTCTAACGTCATGGACAAAAGCGGAATTGTCGCAAACGAATTGTTCCCCGAATCGTTTTGTTTGTGGCACGCTGCTGTTGCCAAATGGGGCAATACTAGGGCGTTTAAGCAATTCGCGCTAGAAAATCACTTTTTCGGCAACCGAACAAGTAAAACGGGCCACATGGGAATTAAAACCAACGCAGACGTTATGGCGAAATACTTGCTAGGCATGGGTTTGCCTGACGAGCCACACACTGCGCTAGAAGATGCCAAGTATTATGAGCTGCCTATACTTACCGCTCTGGTCAAGAATACTTCACCAAAAGAGTATATGTCGCCACCACCTTACAATTACCGCGCTTTTGCTGTCCGCGACCACTTCAAGGTCAAGTAAAGGCCAAGTAAAACTAAAGTCCGCTCAAGTAAAACTGGGCGGATTTTTTTTTGTCTGGGGCAATTTTTTCGCTTGACACAAGAAAAAAATCCTGTTAAAATGCCCTGCGGGCGCCGAAATTTTTGTTCACGTTTTGTTCCATGCCGCGCTAGGGCGAGAATTATTTTTCGGATGGCGATTTTTTCTATTGACAAGGCCGCTGGACTCTGCTATAATGGGTTTGATAGCGCCGAAATTGGCCTGGCGCCGATTTTAGCAGGATTCGCCGCGCTTGTCAAGAGAAAAAATTTTCTGGACGCAATTATTCTGGGCGCGATAAATGATATTATGTTAAATGAAAAAACGTATTGGAATCAATCACTTAGGGCGGCTGGGGCTGATAAATGGCGTTATGTTAAATGCGTGATACGATATATCATCACCAATGATATGTTATATCATCTCATGAGGCTTATTGATAATGATTCGCAATAGCAGCGCTATTGCGCCAGAGTGCAAAATAAACAAGTGCTAAAATTACGTGCGCCAATTATAGTGCGAAAATTACAGGTTGTCAAGCGATTTTTTTTTTGGTTAGCGAAAAAATTTATTTTAACCTATTTGGTTAAAGCGCGCAGCGCCAAAAGTATAGTGCAAATTTGACCCGCTGTCAAGTGAAAAATTTGCATGTGGCCGGAGCAGATGCAAAAATTGCACTTGACCGGCCCACCCCTTTCCGCTATAAAGGATGGGTCGGAAGGGAGAGGGAAATGCAAATTATTTCAACGCTGAAAAAATTGTTCTTGACTTCTCTGTCCGATCTAGGTATAATCAATCATCAAGACACGGAAGGGAACATTGATATGACTAAGGAAGTTGTGAAGAACTACTCGGAAGCGCAAGAAGCCGAAATGCTGGCTGCTGGCGTTATCGACAACGACGCTGCGATTGAGTTCGCTGCGAAGTTCGGTAAGGACGTTCGTTCTATCCGCGCTAAGGCTGTCCGTATGGGCATCTACAAAGCTAAGGACAAGGTGTCCAAGAGCGGTGCTCCTATTGAGCGCAAGGAAGAAATTGTTGCGGACATCGCAGCAATCATCGGCAAGAACCTCGACGGCCTCGAAAAGGCTCCTAAGCAGGTTCTCGTTGCGTTGCGTACTCGCTTGAGTGCGTAACTAATAGGAAGGGGCGAGAGGGCAGATAGCTTTCACACCCCCTTCCGAAAGCCTACAGTACACGACCGGCTCCCGCCGAGTACCAGTTATTCACCCTAGGTTGTATATAACTGAGTCTCCACACGGATCGGCTAAGTACGAAATAAGCCTGCTACCAGCCCATCTGGTAGCAGGCTTTTTTGCGTCCGCCTGCGGCGCCAAAATTATAGTGGAAAATCGACGTGAAGTCAAGACAAATTTTTAGCAGCCCTGCGCGTTCCACCGCGCAAACTCGCACCCGCCCAGGGGCGCCGATTATAGTGGCAAATCAATGCAAAGTCAAGTCAAATTTTTTAAGCCCTGCCACATCTACACCCAGAAACATCCAAATCGCCAAAAGGCGCCGATTATAGTGGCAAATCAACACCCTGTCAAGTACAATTTTTACCAAGCCTCGCGACTCCGTCGCAAATTGGTCTTGACTTGCGAGGCCAAACGCAGTATAGTGTATCTTCAACCTAAGGAGAGAACCATGCGTAAGATTTTCATTCTAGATGACATTGAAGTAGTGCTCTATCAGAGTGCTATTGCTATTCCTGAAATTTTCCTTAACTACGACGTAAATAAGATCGAGCTTCACGTCGACGACGTAGATCGTCCGACTGTTTGGGAGATCGTATTCGTCGAGTCTGACGATAGTGAAGTAGTAATCGGTGAAATCACCCTTATGGAGGATTTTTCTGCGTACTTTGACCTATTTGACGATGATGAGGGAATTATCGACGAAAGTTGAGATAAACCCAGATAAGTTGACATAAAGCCCGTTGGACTAGTTCCGGCGGGCTTTTTTGTTGTCTAAAATCAACTTGGCGCCGACAAAAACGAAGATTTTTTACGTGCGGCGGACCTTTTGCACACTTTTGCGTACTTTTTCAACCTCAGGGGAAGTTTATTCCAAACCACAGCAAGCAGACAAAAAAATAGCCCACTACAGTTTAGTAGCAGGCTAACGATCTTCGTCGTAATTCTAGTAGTATTTAAGTGTAATAGTAACGCTACGGCGGGCTAGAGTGGGCTGACGCGCGACTAGTATGGTATGGACAAGTTTGCGTTGAAAGGGTTATAAACCAGTATAAATTTAAAAATAAGTAGGAACAGTTGTTGACCAACAAAGAGGCTTAAAATGACCTTTGTAGCTTGTTTGTATTGCAAATACAATTGTAGCCGTTAAATCGGATATTATACTGTTTTAGTTGAGCATAAACAGTTGTCTCAAACTTTGTTGCGTGTTTGGTGTATCTTCGATACTTATTGGTGAACTTCGTTCGGTTACTTGTTCTTAGGTTGATGCTTTAGTTTGAGACTTCGTCTCTGTGTGCTTGCTTTATATTAAACAGTATAAAATAGATTCTTAAAATCTTCTCCGGTACTGTTGTAGAAAGACTACCGCTTACGCTCCCGTCTTTCTGACAACAACCCTGGAGGTTAAACTAGTGTGTAATAAACTGTATAAGTAAATATAAGCTATTACCAACTAACTATGTTAGTATAATATCATGACTTTTGCGAAAAGTCAAGAGTTATTTTTCTAAGGTATGGTTTAAACTTATTGTATCCTAGCGTTTGGAAACTTCGTTTCCCTGGTTGGGCTGTGATGAACTCTGTATAACACGGCCTGGGCTTGAAGTCAAGTGCTAAATTTATGTCTTGACTTTAGCTTGTTTATGTAGTATAGTGTCAACTATGTTTAAAGATGCAGAAATATCTAACGAGAATTACTTCAATAGGCCCTTTGCCTACAGAGACTTTACACAGTCTGAATTTAAAGATTGCGAGTTCGAGGACTGTGGCTTTACAAAGGCGGACTTCCTAGGCGCGATCTTCGTCGGTTGCGACTTCTTTAGGTGCGACCTTGATATGGCGTATCTAACTGGCGTGCGCTTCGAGCACTGTCGTTTTATAGAGTGTAGCTTCAATGAAGCCTACATCTTTAGGTCGCAGTTCAAAAACTGTGAGATTACTCTATGCACGATGCGTGACGCGATGCTGTCAACTGTAGACTTTCCTGGCACGGACTTCGACTCTGTGAGCTGGAATGGCACTATAATCCATAGTGCTCCTATAATCATAGATGGGATAGAGTATCCTATTGTAGCACTAGACAATGGCTATATGCACGTCGGGTGTGAGTTCAATACTATGGATTGGTTTTATACTACAGAAGAGCAGTATAGTGCTAGAATGGAAGGGCTTCGCGCTCGCCGCTTCTGGAAGCAGAATAAGAAGTGGATATTTGATATGTTAGTAGCAAGGAAATTATATGTATACCCTGAAAATTGAATCAGTAAATGATGACTTTCTAAGAGCTGTACAGGCCGTTATTCAAGAGAATAAACTATGGCGTTATCGCGAAGTCACAGTAGGACTCTACAGTACTAGTGTAGAAGTAAGTACTATGAGTATAAAAGAACTTAATTATCTAATAAATGTTCTAAGGGAACTTGAGCATAATGAATGACAGGATACAAGATGAATCAACGGCGTACTTTCATTATTATAGTGAATTCTCCCGAGATAGAACCACCAGTATAGTTAAAGAAACTGAAGACGGCGAGTTATATATAGAACTATCCGATGAACTCCTGGAACGAATGGGCTGGACAGAAGGAACAGCACTAGTCTGGATAGTAGAGGATGATAGAATTATTCTACGCGAAGAAAAGGAACAATTATGAAGTATGCAATTAAGGTATATTTACCAGACAATAGCTGGGTCTACGTAAGTGAGGGGCCGGTTGATGAAATGCGTGTATGGACTACTGACTCTCTAGAGAAAGCGGAAGCCTACAGACAGGTCTGGGTAATTGATGGTAACGAGGAAGAAGTCGAGATAGTTGAATATCAACCTTGACATCTTCGTGTCAATCCGCTATTATCATTGCATAAGGAGAGAAACGATGACATTTGATGATATGCTAGACCGAGTTTATGATGACCATGACCTAGTTGAGTGGGTTGAGAATGTTAGCCGCGAGACGCTGGAGCTTCAGTACATGGAACTCGTTGCTCGCTATCGACTCAAGTTTAAAGAATTGCGTGATCTATCTAAGTGTATACAGGAGGTTCACTATGGTTAAAAATATAGTTGAAAACCTATCCGACATGGAGCGAGAATGGCTGTCAGGATGGCAGGGGGTAACAGGTGCAGCATTTAATTGTGTTGCTACTGATTTACTCCGCAAAGGTCTTTTGAGAAGCAACGTGGACTGGAACTTATCTCCTCTAGGAGTAGAAGTTCTTAATTACATAAAGGAACATGACAATGTCTAAGCATTTTATTACTGTTATGGAAGGCATGAATGGCTTCTTCGGAGTCCATGTATGGCTTAATGAGGAAGAAGAAGATATTGGCCCCTTCTGGGAACCATATGAGCGTAGCCTTCTCACTCATCCGACTCGTGAAGAAGCTGAAGTAGAAGCCCAACAGTGGGCAGAAGATATGGAGATGGAATACCGTGCTTAATATTTATTTTGATAATCTTTCACCACAGGACGCGAAGGCACTCTTTGATGCGTTCGCTGATAAAAGCTATCTGTCTAATGCAGAGTGCAATCTAAACGGGCATAATTCAAGTGTTCGTCTAGAGGGCTACGATCGTTACACCTTTCTCTCTGACCTAGCGGATCATTTCTATGTCTCCCGATGATATTGATAGTATTGTTCTTGCTCTAAATGACTTCATGCACGATAGCATGGGCATTGACTTGGACGATCAAGAGTATGATATGCTGTATAACTTTATGCACAATCAGATTGACCCATTTGTAACTAAAGAAAGGAATTTCAATTGACCTTTGATGATCTAGAATTTGGACCTCGTAATTCGGGCCTTCCAGGTGTTCAAGCTATGGTCTTCTTCGGCAACGGCTATGGTGCTTCTGTAATTAAAGGTTATGGAAGCTATGGCGTTGACGATGAACTGTATGAACTTGGAGTCGTGAAGGTTGATGGTGATAGTTGGGATCTTTGCTACGATACTGAAATCACTAATGACGTTGAGGGCCACCTCACTGAAGACGACGTGACTAATCTACTACAGGCAATCGAAGCTCTGTGATTAGTTGGTTTTTAATTATCTATGTGGCTACTGGAACTTACATAATGATGGATGCTCTAGTAGACTCATGGTACTGGGAAGAGTATAGTCCGTTTGTAAAAATTGCTGGCGGTTTTGTTTCAGTGCTACTATGGCCTTTAATATATTTTATAGATTCATGAAAATGGCCCTTGACTTCAGGGGCCATTTTTTGTATTATGAGTAATAAGGAGAAAAGACAATGTTTATTCAATCACCAGAGTATCGTTGGTATAATGCTTACCAAGCCTATCGTCGTGCCAAGAATCCTGAGTTCAAGAAGTTCTGGTTTGGTGTAATGCAGCATCTTAGCAAGCAGTTCAACTAATGGATATTCAACCTAAAGATACAAGCCGTGGACATTTCTATGTATCATTGGCTAAGAGCGGCCTGCGCATTGCAGCAGGCGCATTTCTAGTGGTAGGTAACGTAGTCGGAGCTGGCTGCCTTCTAATCGGAGCAGAAATTCTAGGAATTGTAGAGGAGATGGTATAGTGGATATTCGAGAAAAAGAAACCCTCACCTATAGCGAGGCTATAGCTCACCTAAACAGGGCCTTTAACAAGGAAACCTTCCAGAAACTTCATGATGCTATCCGAAAGGAAATCGAACGTGAACAAGCAACTAATTGAAGCTGTTATTTTTCATGCAGCAAACCATTATGAGTTTGAAGGGTGGGACATTCTAATCGAGTGTTGGGAAGACCAAGATATTTGGAATGTAATCGAAGGCTCGACTTCTGAGAAGGAAGCCATTCGTCTAGCCGCTCAAGCACTCAAGCCACTGAATGACCGTCGAATGGAAATTGTCAATTCGTGAAATTAAGTCTTGATTCTATTTGCCATTTCGATTATATTTATTAAATCGAAAGGGGAAAAGCCATGAAGCAATTTAAAGACATGAATGAGTATCGTAAGTATCTTATGCTTCAGAGAGCACTTCTCTGGAAGCGTAAAATTGAAGAAGATCGGAAAAGGGACAGCTTCGGTGGCTCTTACTCGTAATCCTATCGCTCGCAACCTGTGGAAATTCAATAAACCCAAAGTTGTTAAATCAAAGAAACTCTATTGCAGGAAGGGAAATAAAAATGCTTACAAGTCATGTGACAGCCAATCTTGACCAGTGGGTCGAGAACGGCTTTATTACTACGGAACAGCGTGATGCTGTAGAGCAGCTCATGGAAACTGCTGTGCAGGATGCCTATGAAGCTGGTCTATTGAATACCGACGATGGCTATGATGATGGCTACTCTGATGGAGTTGACAGTGGTTACGATAGCGGTTGGGATGCTGGCTACGAACAGGCTAAGAAGGAGCTTCGTGACGAACTTCGTGACGAATGGTTTGAACAAGGCTGGGCGGAAGCTCTTGCCGAACATGGTATTGAGGAGTAGTTGATATGAATACGAAGTATTGTTTCGAAGAACTAGACATTAATGGTGTCAGCGTCGCGGAAGCTATCGCTGCACTTCAGGCATGGGAAGCTGAAAACCCAGAAGCAACGGAATCTTCTCTCAATATCTATAGTGACGGATACGAGGGCGCAGGTGTTGAAATTACTTTTCATCGTCCGATGACTGAAGTTGAACTCGATGCTTTCAAGATTCAGCAGGCTAATGCTGTTGCCTATCAGCAAGAGCGTGACCGCGCAGAATATATACGACTCAAAGTATTGTTTGAAGGTAACTAAGATGCAAGTAGTAATTGATATGGACTCCGAACAGATTTCCAATCTAGTGTTTAATGAACTAAAAGAAACTCTATTCCAGTTCGAAGAAGATATGGAAAAGGATAAGCCTGGCATATTTTCTATGAATGAAATCTATGATAAGATGCAGATTCAACAGCATATTGATGCAATTCTACTGCTTTTGGAGTGGTATCGAGTACCATGATTACAACATTAGTAGGAGCTTTCCTGCTAATACCTGGGTCGTTCGTAGTGCCTCTATTGGTACTACGAGCGGCCTATAAACGTATAAGGAGAGTAAAAAGTGACTTGTGAAATTTGTAAATATTGGAATCCTACACCCGCTGTTGGTGGTGGTCAGTGTCAACGCTATGCGCCTCGTCCATCTAATTCTAAGCTAGATCGGACATATTGGCCTCGTACAGATGCGGATGCAAGCTGTGGCGAGTATGTGGGCAGGAACGCTTAAAATCAGTGTTGACCTTTCCTCGTGATTCGGTTATTATGATTACATCGAAAGGGAGAAATGAAAATGTCTAAAATTAACTACACTGAGA